GTCTTTCCAGTAGAAGACTCTCCAGCAATAGCAGTAATCTTATTCCCAGATACACCACCAAATATGCTACCTGAAACCAGTGCATTAAAAATGTATGAACCCGTATCAACATAACTCTCAGTTTCATCAATGTCAGAGGCAAGTTGTGTATACTCACCACCAATTTCTTTTACAATATCTTTAAGAAAGTCCATAATTACTTTTTCTCATAGTTTTTTTTATTTAATTTATAAGACCACAATTTACCATAAAGTTGAGGATATCTATTTTTTAAAACCTCAACAATGATCTCAAATTCTTTTTCTGTAATAGGCAATTCCATCAAGTAAAAAATGCATCTAGGTTTGTAGTCTTTTCTATTCTCCAACCAATAGAATCTAAAATATTTTTTAGTGGTTCTAAAAAAGCCTTTTCAAATTGTAGTTCATAATCAATGTATCTGTCAAGATTCAACTCTTTAGGAAACTCTTGGATAAAAGAAATTACATTTTCATGAATACTATTTGGTTTTTTTAGATATATAAATTTAATTTTTTCTCCATTTTGAATTAAAGAATACTTATTTGATAATTTATTCTGTTTAATATAATAGTTGAATAGTAATGCTCCACGAACATGGATTGGAGTTCCTTTCAAATATATTGTCGAAGAAGAAAAATATTTTTGAACGTCTGAAACAGAACGAGGGAATGAAATTTCTTCAGGAGAGAGTTTTTTGAACTTAGTCTTACATTCACTAATAAAATCTATAACATTATCTTCTGTGCCACTCATCATTAGTTTAAGTGCATCTTTAATCATTTTACGACAAGGTGCTGGAGTTGAAGATTTGATTGCTTCAATTCCCATGATTTTTAGTTTAGGTTCTTCATATCGAACTCCCTCACTATCCCACACATTAAGAATGTATCGTTTCTTAGCAGTCCAAATTCCACGATCAGCAATATTCTCTCGTTTCATCTGCATTTTTTGGTCATAGGCATTCACATAGTCGGCCAATTCTTGGTATGAATTTTCAATATACTTTTCAAGTTCCAATGAAGCGACCTTATCAAGGAACGAAACAATGCTTTCAGTAGTTTTCTCTCTTCCCTTGAATACAGTTTCAACCAAAGGACCCATATTAAGATAAATGGAATCAGTATCTGAAGCAATAACATAATCCTCACCTTCAGTTTTTAAAATTCTGTTTAAATATGAATTCATTTTACCTTCAATCCAACGGATTGAGACCTGTCCACTAAGAGTAATTGCTTCTGCATTCTCAAGTTTATAGTAACGAAAGTACTGATTTCCAATGGCCCCATAGGCAGAGTTAAGTGAAATTTTCTTTGCCATTTGGATATTATTAAACCTTGCAATTTCCTTCTCTAATTGTTTAGTAGGATTCTTTTCATACTCCTTTTTTGCCTGGATCATTTTTTTCTTATAGATAACTCGGTCTCCATACATTTTTTCCATTAACTCTGGAAGAAATCCCCGAATATCCTTCCTATACATTGCACCATTTGCACATACCGCATAGTCCTTATACATCTCAAAATTTATAGACTGATTGAGAATCTTATCGACCGAAACTGTGGGATGCCTTTCATCCATAATTGTTTCTGGTGAAATATTATATTGCATAATCAAGTGTGGATACAGTGAGTTAAGGTCAAAGTTCACAACCCAATCATACTTACCTGGAATTGGTTCCTTCACATATGCTCCAGCATACTTTTCATTCTTCTGAGATTTATTCTTTGGTGGAATAACAATATTGCGCTTCTTGAGATAATTGTAAATAATGTTATCCCACATACGAACTTGGTAGAAAACGTCCGCAAAATTTACTTTAGCATCATATGCCATAGTAATAGCAAGTTCAATCAACTTCATTTTATCTTCAAGTTGATCAACAAGTTCTACGTCCCGAATATTATACTCAATAAACTTTTGCCAATCTTTAGTATAAAAATCTTTAAAGGTATCATATTCAGAGTGATCAAGTTTTTTTACTCCCAATTCAACTTCTGTAATATAATCCAATCTATAAGATTCCTGAGCCTTATAAGTAAACTTTTTATAAAGATCTAGATAGTCCAATTGAGTAACGCCACCAACATCAAAGTTGGTGTGCTTTCTTCCATTAATATAAACTTCCCCCTCAGTAACTAATCCCCAAGGAGACAGTCTTTTCATCAACTTTTCACCAAGAACTCTATTAATTCTCTTGGCAATATAAGGAATATCATATAGTTGAATATTCCAACCAGTAATTACTTCGGGAGTAAATTCAATCCAGTAATTAATAAATGAATTCAATAAGTTATACTCAGAATCACAATAATTATAAGTAACATCTTTTCTTTTATTTGAAAAAGGTTTTACACCCCAAGTAATAATATGTTTACTAGAATAATCCTGAATTGTGATAGAAAGTATTTCTTCAGAGCAGGATTCTACGTCAGGGAATCCTTCTTCAGAAGCAACCTCAATATCAAGAGTAATTAATTTTATTTTGTTAATATCAAACTTTATTTCATCTTCTGGGTACTTGTCAGAAATATACTGATAGATATACCTATCATTACCATATATCTTAAAACCTTCTACTCCATCATATTTACTATAAAATTCTCTACAATCTTTTACTGTCCCTGGTTTAATTGGGTCTACAGAATCACCTTCTAAAGTTTGATATTTCGACTCCTTTTTTGTAGGAACATATAGAGTTGGATTAAATTTATCCCTTATCATAAAATTGTTTCCATTTTCGTATCCACGAACAAGAAACTGATCGCCAATCAATTGAACATTAGTATAGAATCTCATTTATCGAAATAGTGTAGAGGGATTGATTTATAAAGGTACCAATATTACTTAAACATGCCCAAATACAATTCTTTTATTTTTTGATTTGGTATCATCAAAGTAATAATTTTATCAGAATGTATTTTAAATGATTGTTGAGTGGAATATTCTATTAACCAGGGTTGTATTGTTTTATCTGGCATTATTTGGTAAGGATCTTTAAGTAAACAATCTGGTTCTCCAAGTTCTGTCGATAGTTCCTCAATTTGAGCAATTAGCGTTGTGCCATTAGCAAGCAACAAAGCAAAAATATTAGATTCATCCATTTCTAATAACATCCTTTTCGTACATTTCTGTTAGTTTATCAATTGGATCTAAAATAGTAATGACAGAATCCAAAGAAACTGGAATTTTATCATTTTTACTCAGAGGTATCCAAGAGGATAATTTAATTTCCAATGAAGAATTTGTTTCTGCTGAGGTTGGTTTTTTAATACCAATCAAACAAGGTTTAATAAAAAAATATCCAACAACTCTTTGATTTCCTTCATCCCCAAGAACCATTTCTTGAATGTCGGATATAATCTGTTCTCCAGATTTCATTAATGCAATTTTTATAGACATTTTGTTCTCATTACCCCTGATTATTTTAGCAAGAAAAAAGGGGGAAGTCAACTGGATTTTGCCAGTCGTTCCCCTGCGCCGACGATATTCAATTCTATTTATTCCCCTCCATCACCACCATCACCACCAGCACTTGAACGACTTCTTACTGGAACTGCCTTTTCTTTTGGAATTTGTTTTGATCTTCCTCCAGAATAGACAGTGTGTGGAACCGCGTTCTTATACGCAATTGTTTTGAATTCGTCGAATGATTTCATTTTTTATTTTTATTTAGAGGTAATCTTTCCTCCTGTGATGCTCAGGAACAATCCTACCAAGAGTGATTGTCAGAAGACCATCCTCAAAATCAACTGATCTAACTTCCGTATCATCGGAAAGTGTCCATGCTCTTTTAAAACTCCGTTGAGCCAAACCTTTGTGAAGATAATTGGACTCCGTTTCTTTATCCTCCTTCTGACCTTCTACAAAGAGTTTTCCGTCTTGCGTATAAACATATACCTCCTTCTTTTTAAATCCTGCAAGAGCAAGTTCTAGTCGGGATTCTACATTATTTACCTGAACTAAGTTATATGGAGGATAGTTAGTGGTAGTTTCATGGAGATGGAAAATGCGATCAAAATATTCATCCATTCCAATACTATACTTGTTAATTCTTTCCATTAATGCAGGAAGATCCGCAGCAGTATAACGTGCAAGGTTAGTCATTATGGTAGCTCCTTTTTAAAGCGAGTTTGTGTTGTGTGGACCCTTTCGGCATCCATTACTAATTATACAAGAAACGAAAAAAAGAGGTATCGGTAAAACCGAACCTCTTTTTAGGGTGTTCCGACTTTTGTAGAGACCGCACGAAAGGTCTCAGTCTTATTTATTCTGCTTCTACAGATTTTGCCTTTTTACCAATATTATATTTTTGCTCAAGAATCCAATCACCCTTATCCTTATAGGAAAGTACTTTGATTTGATTGAGTGGTGCAATATCAATTACAGAGTCTGGTTTTACTACCGTAATAAGTCCCCAATCAGCAAGAAGTCTTACAATTCTATTACGTCTTTGAATATCATTAACAGTAAGGTTTGCGTGCTTTCCGTCAAGAGCAAAAAGTTCTTTGAAGTGAACAATATAATATCTACCTTGCTTATGAAGAATGTGGCAAGATTGGTAAAGTTTTTTCTCCTTTCTCGATGCAACTCCGATACGTGTCAAAGTTTCACGAACTTTCAAAAAATCATCAGGTTCATTAAGAATAACCTCAACCATTTGATCCTGAGACCAATGAACTTCAGGTTCTACTGTATTTGTTGCAGTAGTCATTTTTTTCCTCCAATATCAAGTCTTTGTTTAATAAAAGCAATTTGTTCTTTCGATAAGATTTTTAGAGCTTGCAATGCTTTTTCATTACTATATCCATAGTAACTTTTAATACATTCTAAGTCTGTAACTTTATCTTTTCGGAGCCAGGGAGAAAATCTCTTCTTTTTCCTAAGACTATTTAGATAAAATGAATATTGCATGTCTTTATCTAAGCGACAATTAATATTCATCTCATTTGCATACATGATGCAATCAATATGTCCAGACAAACATTTATTGACAATATATGGAGGATACTCACCAATATCTTCTGACAAATCCTCTTTCGTAAAATTTACCGAATTCAACCAGTCCTTCAATTCCATAACAAATCTTTATTATAATTAAACAACAAAAGTTCTTTTCTTTCTTTTTGCTCTCTCATATATTCACCAACAGAACGCATTGTGTAAGTCAAATCAAACTCACCCGTCTTCCATTTCTTGTTCTTGAATCGATCTTTAACCAGTTGATCGGAGTTATAACTTATTAGTTGTGATCAAATCCTTTGTGCATTGATCCCTTACGCCCATAGAGATTATCCTTAATATCATAAGGAGGATCAAGATACATAAAAGCACCCATGTTTCCATCCATCAGATAATCATAGGAGTAATTAGTTATACGCCAGTTTGCAATCAACGCAGAATACGCAGGCAACTTTTCGATCCCCCGCAAACTGAAGTTGGAATTGGACGCTTGCTGAGAAAATGATGAACTCTCTGTGAGACCACTGAAACTGCACTTATTGACAACATAGAAAGCCACAGCACGGTCAATGCTAGGCAAACTTTGGTCATTAACATGCTCCTTTGATTTGAGAAACAATTCTTTCGCTAAATCTGGAGTGTTGTAAGCAAGTTTACAATCCACCAGTTCATTTTTCAAATCATTTCCAAACATCTGGAGTTGCTGCCAGAAGTTTACAAGAGGTTCATATAAATCATTTACCCAAATATTTAACCCAGGATACTTCTTTGTGATATAAATCGCAACACTTCCCCCACCAAGAAACGGTTCACGAAACTCTTCATAGTTGCGAAGATCTGGAAAATAAGGTCCCATCTTTTCACAAGCACGAGATTTACCTCCAGGATAACGTAAAGGAGTTTTGAGAGATTTCATTTGAATTCACACTCCACCATGATTTCAGTAAGGGCAGCAAGAAGATTTATTTCCTGATCAGCCACGAATGCACATTGGTATTGATACTTAGCAATAACAAGAACAGCAGCGGGAATAGATTGGGGTAGAAGGTGATCAAAAGCGGCGTCATAAACCCTGCGAAGTAGATGAGAAGCGTCGTTGTCCAAGTTGCTGACCACCCACTTTCGGACTTCAGTAAAGTTTTTAGTTTTGAGATTTTTAACAAGTTCATTTACAGATACGTCAGAGAAAGAGGCAAGAATACCAGAGTCAATTTTGCCACCAGTAGAATATCTTTGGATTTCATTTAGAACACGTCGAAAATCGGGAAAGTGTTTCGATACGAGTTCTGCAACGACTTTTTGATCATACTCAATCTTTTCTTGATCCAAGATCGTTTGGAGACGTTGGAAGAAACTTCCTGCGAGTTGGACCCTTTGCTTTCCTTTGATTGTGAAATCAATGACTGCACATCGGGAGTGGAGGGGTTCAATGATTTTATTTTTGTAGTTACAGGTGAAGATGAATCGGCAGTTGTTATAAAATGCCTCAATATTCGCCCGTAGTAAGAGTTGTACGTCGTTGCCTGTGTTATCAGCCTCATCGATGATGATGACTTTATGTTTAGAAGATCCTGTAAGTGAGACGGTCGAAGCGAAGTTCTTCGCTTGGTTCCGTACAGTATCCAGGAAACGCCCTTCGTCGGATCCGTTGATAACATAATAGTCTGCTCCCAGTTCATTGCACAATGCTTTTGCAATGGTAGTTTTACCAATACCAGGAGGTCCTGCGAGAAGGAGATTTGGAATCTCACCTTTCTCTACAAACTCCTTAAATGTTTTTTTAGTATCATCAGGAAGAATACAATCCTCAATCACTTGAGGGCGGTATTTCTCCACAAAAAGAAATTCACTTGTCACAATCAAACCTTACCCCTTTTTTCCAACAATAGACAATATAATCAGACAAAGAATATCTATTATCTTTTAGATATTCTTTGAGATCTAAAAAATCAGATTCGTCTTTCTGTTTTATAGATATGCTAGTTATTAAATTAGATTTTTGCCTGTACATAATAATGAATTATCCAAATGTTGAATCTGGCTCAAGTGCAATATAATACGTTACATCAAATCCAGTATTCTTAAATCGCGACAAAAGTTTACTTGAGATGACCACCTCATAGTTACCAGGGATAATCTTGATGTTTTCTACCTTGAAGTTGAAAGTGAATACTTCATCAGTTTCACCAACAACCACAGAGAAGTCGTTAGAAGTATCGTTCTTCTTATCACGAACAACCAGTTTCACCACACCTGCTTCACCAACCACAGACAAGTCAGGAAGTTGATAAACAGCAGCAGCTTTAAGCAGTTTATCAAGTTCTTTGGTATCAAGCAAGAAACAAACGTCTTCGCTTGGCAACGAAATAGATTTATCTGGTGGGGTAACAATTACGTTAGGATCTGCAAAGAAATATTTTGATCGTGTTTTACCTTCCTTAATGACAACATATCCATCATTCTGGAAATCAAGTTCTGCATTCTGGTGCAGATTAAGTCCGTTCAGAAACTGGTTCAAATCATAGATACCAAAATCTTTGGGGAGTTCTTCTTCAATTGTTGCTTCCGCAAGAATGTTCTTCATCACCGAAATTGTGCGAAGATTGTTTCCTTCCTTAAACAGAATGGACTGATTGATAGAAGAGAAGTTCTTGAGGAGGGTAAGAGTTTTATCAGAGAGTTTCATAATAATCAGCGAGTAAATTCAGTAAAACCATTATCTTTACGAGTGTAGTGCCCATCGAAATGGAGAAGAAGCATAGCGTAATGAATGACTTTCATCAAATCGCGCTTATTACGTCCATCCTTATCACCATAACGACTGCCATACTTAAGGATATTTGCTTGACAAAAATGTGTTGCCAGATCCTTCGCTGCCATCAGGTCGATAGTTTGCGTATTCTTATACGCTTCATTATGTCCACAATAATGACTACCATACGTGCTAGTCACATAATCCTGAATATCTTTCAGAATTTTATCCTCATTATATTTCCAAAGGTGGTTTTTAGTTTCGCTCATGTTCACAGGATTTTTTGTTAGATTAAGCATTCCAGTCTCTTCATTTAGAGACATAGTAAATTGATTATAGGGAAGATTACGATCCCTATCATAATATTCTGGAGTGTGTTCTACCATCTCGGGATTAGAAGTTTTTGCATGATTAATTCCAAAGTTATTGGAATAAGGATACTCGTCCATAATAAAAAGGGGAAGTCATAATTAACCTTCCCCAATTATATCAGAAAGAGGTAGGTTGGTCAACGTATTCTACAGTCAGTTCGGGACTAGTAGAAGGCATTTGGAAGTCGGCATCCACTTTATCGTAAAGTTCAAGGAATGCTTGCTTGGTTTCGTCGTCAAATCGGTTCACACACACTTGGATTGCCTTTGCTTTGTCAGCAAAAATACTGTAAGCGCGAATGATATGCACAAGGCGGCGAGTGCTAATGATTTCCTCAATACCACCGTCATAGAAGGTCTTACGAATAATGTCTGCCCAGTCCACCAGGCGCTTGCAGAAGTCACGATCCTCCACGCCAAGGTCCAGAGCGACACCCTCAAGGATCTTCTGCTCAGTTGCTGGAGAAGGATAGGACTGCTCAAAGGTCACAGGGAACCGCTCAAGGAATGCTTCGTTGAGGACATTGGTTCCGATAAAGCGTCCGTCATCACTACCCTTTCCCTTAGTGTTAGCAGTAGCAACCACATTGAAACCAGCAGAAGGACTGACATATTTACCAATCTTTTTAAGGAATACACCTTTACCTTCAAGTACAGATTGAAGACAAAGGATTTTGTTAGAGGCAAGGTCAATTTCGTCAAGAAGGAGAATTGCTCCTCGCTCTAGTGCTTCAATCACTGGACCATTATGCCACACAGTCTCGCCGTTGACGAGACGGAACCCACCAATCAGGTCATCCTCATCAGTTTCAATAGTAATGTTTACACGGATCAGTTCACGTTTCAGTTGAGCACAAACTTGCTCAACACTGAACGTTTTACCGTTACCCGAAAGACCCGTAATGAACGTAGGATAAAAAAGACGGGACTGAATAATTTTTTTAATATCGTTAAAATTACCAAACTTGACGAAGGTATCATCTTTAGTAGGAATAAGACTCTGTTCTACAGTAGGGAGGACGGCAGGAGCTTGATAAGAACGTTCGATTTCTTCCACTTTTTGTTGGGTTACTTCAAGATTCCATTTACCACGAGAAGTTTTAAAATTATCAATTTTCTTAGTTACAGTCTGATAGTTTGCATCATTCATATTACACCAAGCACGAATATCTGCACTAGTAACATTATTTCCATAAAGTGCTTGGAGAGAAGTGCGAATGTAATCAGAGGAAAGAGACATTGATTTGTTTTGTTTTGACTCTGTTATTATAGGGCAAAAAGGGGGGATCTAAACCCCCCAGTGGTCAGTTCGCCAACTGGTTCCTCAGTTGATCCAAGTACTCCTGTGTAGCAATTCTCCCAACATATCCTGGATAATACTTTTTAACCAATGCGGGAATGCCCATAGCAGTTATGCTACTAGAGCATTTAACCCACACTTCTTTAGTATCGTATTTTAATACGTGTTCAAATGGAAATTTTTGTTTCATGCCACCAAAGAAATAAATTCACCAAGAACTTTCTTATTTAGTTTTTTGGTCTTAAAAGATTTAACAAAAGCAGATTTGATTTGAGATTTTGTAGCAGATTCTGCAACTTCAAATTCACTATCTTGAGATAGTGCATTTGCAGAGATTCCAAAGTAAGCATCATATCCAGAATTTGTAATAGTAAAACTCTTCAGTTTCTTCCAGTCATTCTGGATTTTTTCATATTGCTTATCCAGTTGAGAGTGATAAAGACTAATAAAACGATTAGCAGAACCAGCTCCAAGAACCCGAATACCAATAAAATTAGTAGAGGAAAACTTATCCTTTAAATTTTTGAGAAGAGTATCAGTAAAAGTATGGTACCCATAATCAATTTGATATGTAGTTCCAAGCTTACGATCTCGAAGAAAAGTGCTATGGGGATTTACATACCCACTACCAAGATAAGGAGTTTTTTCCCAATCACGCTTTACTTCTCTATGATAAGTAAGTTGATTTGCCTCACCATCAGTCAGGACAATGCACTGAACTTTTTGCAGTTTATTTTCCTTCTGAAACTTAGGGAGAATTTGGTGAAGAGAAATCAATGCCTCATTCAATGGAGTGCCAGAAAGACACATGCGATTGGGATAAGTATAATGAGAATGATATTGCCGTGCGAAACAATATGCAAGACGCCAAATATTGAGAAGTTGGTGCTCCATTTCTTTACCAGAAACTTTGCTAGTAAGAATATTCATCATAGAAAAAGTTTCATCTACGATTAAGAGACTTTCTTTCTTTTCATAATGAGGAGTTCTATCAGCTGCAACATAACGATCTTTCTCGTAATCATACTCACCACGACGCCATTCATTAGTGAAAGCATACACTTCAAAGGGAATGGAAACTTTCTTACAGAACCAAACAAGATTGAAGAGTTGCTTGCAAGTATCAAGCATTACTTCTGCCATAGAACCACTCCAATCCAATACAAATACCAGACCATGATTCTTTCCATCGGGAATCACAGAAACTTTTTTGAACAAGTCTTCATTGTATTTGTAAGTGTGGAGACGAGCAGTATCGAGAACACCAGTGCGAGCAGTTGATGCGCGAGCATACTGATCTGCTGCCTTACGGCACTCAAACTCTTTTACAAGATAATTGACTTCCTTTTGAGCGGAAGATTTGAACTTGCGAAACTCAATATCAGATTCATTATAAAGATTTGTTGGAATAATTTTTTTCTCAACAGCCCACTCATTGTGGAGTTTTTGCTGGTGATTAAATGAATTATCAATATCCTTATGAACCTCAGAATTTTTACCAATAACAGTATCCAGATTGAGTTGAGGAACTTCTACATAAGTATTCTCATATACATCATTTCCAACAAGATCACGAATTTTTTCTTCCAATGAATCTGCAGTACGAACTTCTGGTTCACTTTCTTCACCAGAAGATTTTACTTGAGTTTGGTCTCCCTGAGCAGTTCCACCGTAGGACCCATCATCCTGTTTAGGTTGTGAGTTATCACTCTCCCCATCTTGCTCAGAAGAAGAGTCATTAGTTTCTACAATCTCATTGGAAGGAGACTGGGAATTTCCTTGCTGCTCATGAGAATCAAAGTCAGCAACTTTTTGCTGCTGTTCTTTTTCTTTTTTACAATAATTATAAAGTGTCTCTGCAGCAATCAGAACATCAGCAAAAGTTTCTGTATCGGCAATTAGATTGATAATCTCAGTCTCTTCACCACGTTCAATTGGCACATACGTATAGTTGCCAATTTTGAACCACAAGTTCACACGATCTGCAAGATTGAACTTGGAAATATCTTCTTCTTTGATCTGGAAGAAATCCTCATCATTTAGTTCTTTATATCCATTGTAGAAGGTCTTTGCAAGTCCAGCATACTTGCGCTTCATTAGTTTCTCAATGCGAGCATCCTCAACAACATTGACAAACTGCTGAGGGACTTTCACTTTCTCCAACCAGTCTTCATCTGGAGTAAAAAGAGCATGTCCAACTTCATGTCCCACTAGAAGGTCATACACAAGACCACTTGCTTTCTCCCACAAGGGAAGAGTCAGAACACGAGTATGAACATTGAAGCAAGCAGTAGAAACTTTTTTGTGCTCAACTACTAGATCTTCAGTAGCAAGTAGTTTTGCAAGTTGAGACTTGATTTCGTGGCGAACAGGCATCAGTTTTGTTTCGTATGGACCTACAATAAAACGAAAGGTCGCCTTTTGGGCGACCCATGTGACGCTTTTTGAACTGGGCGAGTCGTGCTTTCGCTTGCCTCAGTGCTTGCGGTTTAAGTTTTCGTTTCTGTTCTTTCTTGGAGTGATGCTGCCAATTTGGAGTGTTCATTTAAGTAACAGGCCAGTCTATGACCTGACGAATCTGCTGATTGTAGGACCATACCGATTTTAGCATACTGGCGTCAAGACCGACCGATTCCATTTGAATTATGAGGGAATTAAGATCTTTAGGAAAACAGGTTCCTCCAAAACCTCTATCTCCGTCAATACCAGGAACCTTAGAATGAGATTTACCTATCCTACTATCGGAAATAACACCACCACAAACAACGTCATAATTCATACCATGCTTTTCACAAAAATCATACATTTTATTAAAATATGCCACTTTAAGCGACAAAAAGGTATTAGAAAAATACTTAATAGATTCACTTTCGTCGGAAGTTGTTATGATACTTGGAATATGTGGAAATAGACTTTCAAATAATTTTACAAAATTTTCACACAATTCTTTTTTGCCCCCAACAATATTTCTTTCGGAATTTTTAAAATCTTCTACAGCATTTCTTGCAGTTAAAAATTCTGGATTATGGATAACATTATATTTTTGCGAATATTTTTTAGTTGTTCCAACAGGAACTGTAGATTTTACAATAAATGTACTCTCAATATTTTTTGGTAGGCAATTAAAAAAATTATCTAATATTGAAAGATCACACTCTCCCGTAGATTTCATAGGAGTTGGCAAACAAACAAAAATAAAATTTTGCTCTAAAACTTCATCAAGAGTGTTTGGGGATTTGCGAATATCAATATCGTATACTTTACAGGAAACTTTATCCTTCAAATTTTGATATACTGCGTTACCAACAAACCCATTTCCAATAATTCCGATCATACAACCATCCTACTAAATCCTTTAATTTTCTCAAACTTTATTACACTTTCAAATTTGTCCTCAAGTCCTGTCTTGTGAGAAATAACAAAAATATTTGCGTCTTTAATAACGTAACGAATAATCTTAAGGAACTCCTCAGTCCCAAATCCATCAAGTGAAGAATCAAAAACCTCATCCATAATCAGAAGATTTGTATTAACAGAATTCTTCATTCTTGCAACTTCTCTCCATGTGAAAAGAAGTGCTAGGTCAATTCTCATTTTTTCTCCTTCACTAAAAGAAGCATATGAGAAATCTTCATGAATAGGAGACTGAACGGTTTCGTTAAATTCCTCATCAAGAGTAAAGTTAATATAAAAGTCCATCATTTGCAAATAGCGATTAACTTGCTGATTGATGAGTGGCAAATACTTCTTAATGATTTTGGATTTTACTCCACCGTCTTTAAGTAGACTATACGAAAAATCGTAATAGTTAATTGCGTCTTTTTTAGAAGAGAGTTCGTCGTATGTAGTTTTTAAATTGTCTTTGAAGGATTCTAACTTCTCATGTTCAGAATTTCTGTTTGCAAGGTTCTCGGTAAGAACTTGAATTTCTTGTTCAAGATTTCTGATTTGCTTTCGCAATCCATTAATCTTAATATTGTTTTGAGAAATGCCATTCGTTAAGTTTAAAATCTCCTTCGATAGAGTATTAAATTGACGCTCTCTCTCTTCTTCCTCTTTAATTGCCTCCTCTAGTTCTTTATAACCAGATTGCAACTCTTTTGCTTTATCTTGAGCGTCCTTAATTCTATTTATTCTGAAGGTCTCCTCAATAGACTGTGTACAAGTAGGGCATACCGTATTTTCGGTGAAGAACTTATGCTCTTTAGTAATAGTAGATACTTTTTGCGATATCTTACCTTTTAGATTTCCCAACTTACGGAGTTTATCTGTAGCACCTACATAATCTTCAAGTTCTTTTTGTAGAGTACACAATCCATCTTCTACTACAGCATTATCGACCATATAAACACCAACTTCCCTATCAAGATTGGCAATCTTCTCTTTATTAGCGTTTATATTGGCATTACCACGATTTTCCAACTCTTCAATAAAGTCTTCTTGCATTTTAACTTTATCATTAAGAGATTCTTTTTTAAGTTCAAGAGTTTTAATTTCTTCCTTAATAGATCGGATCTTTTCTTTAATCACAAGATTCATAGAAGAAAAAATCTTAATATCTAAAAGATCCTCAATCACTTCACGGCGGTGAGATGCTGGAAGTTGCATAAAGGGAACAAAAGTACTTGACCCCAAAATAACAATTTGGGTAAAGGACTTGTAGTTCATTTTAAGAACATTTTGCTCCAACCACTTCTGCTGATCCAAAGCAGCGGCAGATTGATCCAGCAAAAGGTCGTCTCTATAAACTTCAAAAATATTTGGTTTGATTCCTCTTACAACTTTCCAAGAAATATTTCCAATATCAAACTCAACCTCTACTCTACAATCTTTATCATTTGTAGAATTGATAAGTTGTGGTTTATTAATTTTGCGAAATGGTTTTCCAAACAAAGAAAAAGTAAGTGCATCAAGAACGGTGCTTTTTCCTGCTCCATTAGATCCAATTATTAAATTTGTTGAGTTTTTGGTAAAATCAATTTTGGTAAATTGATTTCCTGTACTCAAAAAATTCTGCCACTTGATAGTTTTAAAAATAATCATTTAATTTCTGGAGGAATCACAATATCATTTGGAGTAATAATCGTATAATGACAATCATTCATTTCACATGTTTTTATTATTAGTTCGTCATCAACTTCAATAACATGCATTTCTGGATAATCTTTTTGTTCCAACATAATAGCATATCTAACGGCATCGTCTTCTTCTTCAAAGAGATATAGAACATGATCTCCATTCTCATTAGATACAGAATAAGCGCCTTCAGATTCTTTGCCGTTAACAGTTAATATATACATATCATACCATTTCACATGCCTCTTGATATATTTCTTGTATCATTTGTTTAATTACAAATTTATCAAGAGAAATTTCTGCCTCCTCAATATATCTATTCAATATAGTAATAGTATCTTCACTTTCAGTTATTTCAAACTCCTGTGGATCTTGTATATCAAAATTTTCAATTACTTTAAGTTCTGCAATATTGGAGGCATATAATTTGTCAATGAACTTTTCAAACTTTTTAGTATTTGATTTTTTTCTAACTATTACCTTTACAATTTTATTTTCATATTCACGACTATCAAACGTTTGATAGTCGTTATCCTCATAATATATGTTATAAAATAACCGGAAAGGATTATTGATTGGTTCGTGTGTTATTGTTTCTGTGTCAAAAATATGAAATCCTCTTGTATCTCCAACATCAGTCCAAAACATTTCGTAAGGATTTCCTAGATAGAAGACTGTTCCATTATCCGATCTAGTGTGATAGTGTCCCGAGTAGACACTCTGGAACTTACCAAATAGTTTGCTCTCCAAACCGTGCTCCATTGTGATTTGTCGATTAACTCTAAATCCTTGGAGTTCAAGGTGCCCCATCGCACACGGGCAAGTTGTCTTTTGAATAAGTTTGAGAGTGCGTTCTTCATTTTCTTGATTAATCCATGGTATAAAAAGTGTAGGCAACTGACCCAACATTACTTCAGTTGGTTCAGAATAAACGGTTACGTTATCATATTCACGCAGAAGAAGATCGACCGCATTTACCTGATTTGTGTTCTTGTAATATGCAGTATGGTTTCCTACGATTGTATGAACTTTTACCCCCATTTCTTGTAGACGGTCGTAGTAATTATTCTTAGCCCAAGATAAAGCGGAGAAATCGATTCCTTTACGACTATCAAAAGTATCTCCCATATCTACAACAGTGGTAATCCCTTGCTCTTCGAGTGTAGGGAAAAATACATCATTGTAGAACTTTAAGAAATAATCATGAAAGAGTTTGGAATTCTTTCGTGCTCCAAAGTGTTGGTCTGTAATAATTGCTACTTTCATTCAATAACGAAGTTTGGAGTGTACAGCGTCTTTGATAGAATTATAATCGCTATAGTTGGATCCGTCAATAGTGTTGTCTTCGAATACTTCCGAATATCCTGTTCTTTCTAAAATTTTATTTTTAATTTCTAATTGACGCTTTTCTCTTTGGATTCTACGCAGGAAAGCAAAATGAATAATTTGCGTGAAATATGCAAAGGGATTTTGTGATTTCTCTGGATTAAAGTTATGAATATACTGAACACAATTTTCAATGCCGTCACAAATCATGTCGTCTTTAAACATATAATTTACAAAATTTGGTTTAAAAGACAAGTGTGTTGCAATTTTCAAAAAGCATTCACCAAGATAATTGCTAATTCTTGGTTTTGGCAATCCTTTTAATTCTGCTATGGCAACCTTTTCTCGGTGCTCAATAAGGGCTGCCAAAAACTCTTTATTATTGACATAATGCTCAGACCTTTTTCTTTTTGTCATTACAGTCGTCGTTATCATTAGTTTTTCTCATTAATTATGTAGATATTATAACATTTAGAAAAATGCTTGACAAGACCCCCGTAAACTGGATATAATAACCTTTGTCTGGGTTAATAAGTTAATATTAGCTATTTCTATAAAGCTTCTCTAATATTTCTTTAGCATCATTAACACTAGAAATATATCCCATTTTTTTGCTAATATTTGTTTTCCTATCTTTTTTAGACGATCCGTTTTGAGATTCTCTTACATAGGATTGGTACATTATTATTATTTCAATATCTGAAGATTCGGATATTGTTAGAACATCATCAAAGTTGATAATATACATATCTTCTTTACTTGTTTTAATCCATGGTTCTACTTTATATCCACCAAATCCAAATCTTGTTGTAACTTCTGTAATTACAATCGGATTTGATAGGATCAGTAGAGTTCTATCTTCCTCTTCACTTGCAGCAACTTTTGCGAATATTTCTTCCCCAGACTTTAATTTAATTGTTGCATAAAAATCTTCTTCTATCATTTCTTTAATTGAATTGTAATTATTTCATAATTAAAATTTTCTTCATTATAAATTTTAATTCTTTCAATCATATGATTTAGAGTATAGTTTTTTCTGGAATTAACTGTACAATCATCTGATATGTCGTATAAAAAAGCTTTTGTCTTATCTTTTCCTTTTCTAAGAACTCTTCCAATTGATTGGAGATTTCTTATTCTTGATTTGCTTGGTGAAGCAAAGATAACATTATGCAAATTTCGAATGTTAATTCCGGTAGAAAAAGTTCCGTAAGAAGCAACAATAATTGCATTATTTTCTCTTTCAGTAATTTCTCGAACCAATTCTCTTTCTTCAGCATCAACTCCACCATGTACAAAAAATACCTTACGGGTATCTTTCTTATTGCTATTTATTAAATTGAATAGTGGTTCTCCATGTGTAGAAACCCTACTATAAAGAACCAAAGTGTTTCCTTTTAAATCTAGAGCTAAATTTGATATGAATTTATTTCTTTGCTCATGACCGATTAGATATTGAATCTCATCTTCATAGGTCTCGAATTTTTGTGGTGGATGTTTTAATACAATACAGCGAATATCTAATTGAGAAAGATGTCCCTGCTTCATCAACTCGTCAGTTCTTGTTACCTTATATGAAGGACCAAATAATCCCTCTAGAACCCATTTATGAGTTTGTGTTCCGTCTAAAGTTCCAGTAAATCCAAAACGATACTTTGCGTGATGCAATTTAGTCATAATTTCAATTAGAGATTTGCTCTTGAATAGATGAGCTTCATCTCCTATAATTACGCTATAGTCTTCGAAAAATGAACGATCCAGTTTATAAACAGATTGCCAAGTAGTAATTGTTACTGGGTATTCGTTAGTTTTTTCTCTACCAGAATAAATACGGTGACAGTATGACTCAGCATCCCAACCATAATCTAAAAAATCCTTGTACATTTGCTCTACAAGAGATGTCGTTGGAACAACTAGAAGAATTTTTTGCTTTTTTTCCACATAGTATCTTACAAGCGAATAAATCATTAGTGATTTACCGCTGGCAGTGGGACTTATCAATAATTTTCTATTATGCCTTAGAGCATCATATACTCCCTCAATTTGATATTGCCTCGGAGAATGGGCACAAATAGATTTCATGTAATCTTTAACGCCTTCAAAAGATATGCCATCATTGACTTCAAATGGCTGTCCATAAAATTTGTTATCTTCAAATTTGTAAGTATATCCGTATTGCTCACAAAAATTTACAATCTTATCCAAGAGTCCAACATAAATTTGTTTGGTCCTCATATCGAATAGATGTATTTCTCCATTCCAATTTCTTTTCCTATATTGAGGCATGAATTTTGCAGACTCTACCTGAAAAGTGAATCGGTCTCTTAATTCATACTCAATATGTGGTTCTGTTTTTATCTTAAGAAAAACTTCGTTCGATTTTGAAATAACTAGATTTGCTGAATCAACCATATCCTGCCTGGAACTTTATAAATTCAATGGCATTCTTTATTTGATAAGTTCTATTTTGAATAACTTTAAGAATGCTCTCAATATAATTTAGGAGAGTTTCGTAGTACTCAATTTTCATGGCGACATTGGATAATTTTTCGTCAGAATCTAGATAACCCTGAAGCGTTTCTTTATCGCGAATTTTTTTGGGAAAGGGATTTTCTATGTAAATTTCTGGATCTGCCTTTCCTGTGAAGTATTCATACCTTTCATGGCGAATTCTTTTTTTCTGTTGCTCAGCTCTCTTTTTCAGTAAATTTATATTATTGTATAAATCAAAATATTTTGCATGAAGAATTGGGATATTTAAAGATTCTGTATGCAAATTATCAATGTCTATTTTGGAATCTTTTTCCCACATAGACTGAATTGTTTCAAGATCAAGACTCGCCATAATACAATTTATTTCCAGATAAATCGGTTATATTGTAAATAGTATACTTGAAAGATACCTCTGCTGTAAAGTATTGAATATCAGTGTCAGTAGAATCAAATTGCAATGTTGATAGATCGTAGGGAAATAAATCAAAAAATTTTAATTTGAAATTTGGATTCATTTTACTCGTCAAAACTTGTAGAGTTCCATCTGAGTATAAATTCAACTGACTTTTATTTGGCTGCTCCAAATTTCTATTGCTTTTTTGCAAATCATATATTTCTTCCAAACTTTCAGGATATCCTAGACCTCTTATCCAATTATAAATCTCCATATAATTTTCTAAGTTTTCATCTACAAGAAATCTTATAGTGAGATCTTCGAATTGAATTTTATCGCCAGGTGTATCAATGTCTTTTAGGTATGAAGGTTGATTTGCAATCCCTAAAGTTATTCTTGGTATATTTGCTGAATTGCAAAAAAATGCAACTTTCGGCGCTCTATTTAATGTAAATTTAAATCCTACAGGAGATAGAAAATTTCTATTTTCTATCTGATTATTAGATATGTTTGCCATTTTTTCTAATTATTTAGAATAAAAAAGGGGGTCTTAGGACCCCCTGGAATTTTATGTGAAATGGATCACATAAGGTTCTTAACAGCAACTCTACGATAGTAGCGGTTTGCGTTAAGGTTAAGAGCGCCAAGACCCTGATTGGTTCCTTCTGCGAATGGGTTAGCAACAAGACCATAACGGGTCTTAAAGCCAATCTTAGGCTGGAAGGAGTTCTCACCAACGGCACGAACCATTTGGAGAGGAACATATGGGCAATAGAAGAGTCCAGCGTCATAAGGTGAAGAACCCTTATAACCAACAACATAATACTGGTTGCCTGGGGTAGCATTACCTGAGGTCAGGTTAGCAGCATATGGGTCAATATAGACACGGAATTTGCCCATCAGAGTACCAGCAAAGGTGTTGCCGGTTTCATCAACGTTGAGGTTAGCGTTGAGTGCAGGGGTGTAGTCAAGAACACCAGCCATGGTCAGTGCTGAAGCAACGTCAGCAGAGCACATGATGATGTTGCCCTTTCCGCGACGAGTTCTTTGTGCAATTGCGTTTGCATCACGCTCGATTTGGAACAGAAGACCCTTGAACTTCTCAACAGACCAACGACCGTTTGAATCAACGTCTAGGTCGAAGATACCTGGGGTTGCAACGTTCTGAACAGCACCTTGCTCAGCAACCTTGTAGATGGTACGAATGACTTCACGGTTGATCTCAGCAAGAATCTCAGTTGAGAGAATGTTTGCGAGTTCAGCCTCAGCATTCAGACCATGGATTGCCTTAAGGTCTTGAGCGAGTTCTAGTGAGTACTCAGCTTTCAGAGCGCGTGACTTTGCAGTAACAGTGACTTTCTCGATCGAGAATGCCATCTGGTTGAAAGCATCTGCACCAGTGCCGTCAAGATTCTCAGCAGAATCTGTACGGAGACCTTGACCTACGTTATATGGTGAAGGGTTAGTGGTTGCAGTTCCAACTGGGTTCAGAAGGGCAGGATTGCTACCACTCTGTGCAGTTGTACCGAAACCAACAGCACCGTCACTAAATCCAGCAGCGTCATCGCGTCCAGCTGGTTGACCAGAGAATGCTGAATCAACTTCGTTGAAGAATGTTTCGGTTCCGCTCTGATTGGTGTAGCGGGAACGCATTGCGAAGATAAGTCCAGTAGGACCGCTCATTGGTTGAACGCCTGCGAGGTCATAAGCGACCAGGTTAGGCATTGAACGACGAATGAGTGAAATTAGAACAGGATCAAAACCTGCAGTAGGACCTGCAGCAGTAGCTGAACCAGTAAATCCACCATTGCCTACAGCATTGGTTGGTGCTTCAGTTAGGAATGAACCTGCGGTTTCGAAAGCAGATTGCTCGCGAAGGAATTTTTCTTGGTTTTCGAGCAGGACAGCGGTTACAGCTCTACGATGTGAATCTTTGATTGCGTCAAGACCCTGATAATCGAGAAGTGGTGCCCACTTTTCCTGCAGATGCTCGGATTGGAACATTTGCGTTTACCTTGTGTGATTGTTTACGTTTGATTAATATTAAATTCAGTTTTTGGCGAATGCTGAAATAGTCTTCAGGTATGAAGCCATTGTTCCAGACATTGATTCTGGAGCAGAGTCTACTCCCTCAGAGAGAGTTTCAGATTTTGCCTTTGGAGTTCTATTTGTTGGGAAATATGATTCCCTCAGTGTCTCCAGCTTGTCACGATATTCTTCTTCACTTTCAAACTCAACACTTTCGGCAAGTGAAGCGAGCTTGTCTTTCTGAGTGTCTGCTAGACCATCAGCGACCTGTTCAAAGATTCCATCAGCAACCGACTCTGCGAGACGCTTGTTGAGTGAAACGTTTTTCTCAATCTGCTCGTTGAGTTTTGTTTCCATTTCATCAAGTTTTTCTACCATGCTCTCTAGCACATCATATTTATCTTCAGGGATTGATACATAATGATCTTCAAAAAGACCCTTCATTCCTTGTAGGAATGATTCGGTCATTTCGGTCTTAAGACCGTTTTCAACTGCAAGCGCATTTTCTTGCATCCATTCATCGGCAACATACTCAAGATATGAATCTACACGCTCAGAAAGTGTAGATTTAATTTCTTCAACTTCTTCTGCAAGTGCATCTGCATACTGCTCTTCCATTGCCTCTTGAATTTGAGAAACCTTGGAGCGAAGAGCAGCCTCGAAAATGGTACGTGCCTTCTCTTGGAACTCTTCAGATAGTTCTTCACCTTCTAAAAGAGCATTGACATCTTCTTCGATGTCATACTCTTCTTTCATTTCGTCTTCATCTTCGTCTTCTTCTTCTTTTTTGCCTTTCTTCTTTCCGTCCTCTTCTTCTTCTTTTTCTTCTTCCTCAGCGGCTTCTAAGAGTTCTTCGTCTTCATCATACTCAAACTCTTCGTCCTCTTTCATTCCCTTCATTGCCTCAGCAGGCTTAGCACCCTTATTTACAACATCCTTAACTTGCTTAAGGGTTGCTCCGGGGGTTTTTAATTTCGCTGAATCATCATCTGGACGATAGTTTGAAGGATCTGGTCCGCCAAGATCTTCCCATCCTGTAGTTTGTCCAGGGGGAATATTTCCTGACAAATGTGGCATTGCGTCCGCTGCTTTGGCATTGGCATTTACAGCGGTTTTGGATTGCTTTGTGCCTACTTCCATTTCTTGTAAATCTCCACGAGACATTTGAACTCTCCGATTAACCTTTAGTAATTTAATCTATATTTATTTATAAATTAAGAAATTACAATGAATTTAAAAAATCATTAAATAACTTAATTTTATTTTCCTGTAAACGTCTTTGGTCTACAAGAGTGTTAATTCTGCGTTTTGTATTCTCTGCAGACCTCTCCCTAAGCATTCCACCATCCCAAATCCACTCTTTTCCTTCCATAATTCCTTGAACAAAGGCATCGGGGGCAGAAGGATCCGCTACAATATCAGCAGCGGTCGCAAGCATAAAATCTTCACCGACTTCAGTATAACCTTCGTTATTTGGTTTTACTGAACCAATACCACGAGAAGAAACGCCAAGAGTTACTCCTTCTTTGAGTAATGATTCTGCAATCTTACCCATTGGAGTGGAAAGAATCTGTGCTTTACCAATGAAATTATTTCCTTCACGTTGAAGCGAAACAATCTTGTGAGAAACACGATCAAGATTTACAGTTGGTCCGTCTGGGTGACCAAGTTCTCCAAGAGCACGACCTTTATTCACATACTGCTCAGTGTAACGCTTTACCTCTCTTTCCATAACAGGTAGACGATACATTCTACCATTTCTGTTTACTACTTCAGTTTGAAGGAAAGGACCTTGAATGTAAAGTGTCTTTTTACCATTAACTGTTTCTGTAAGAACTTCTACCTGTTCGATTTCTTCGGTGATTAGTTTCATCATGCTTGTCCTGAAATTTGTACTTGTTGTGCGTATAATGTACCAGCACCACCTTCTGTTCTTGCAGCCAATCTATATGACAATGATACAGTTGCATCTGGTGAAGTAAATGCCGTTAATATGCCACTAGAGTTATAATTTACAGTAAACCTTCTCTGATAATATCCATCAACACTAGAAGATGTATTCACAGAAATAACTTCGGCATGAGTAAAGTTATGATATTGTGATCCAGAAAGAGTTACAAAATCGCCAACACCAAAAGGTGCTTGGGTACCTTCCGGACAATCAATAATTGTTGTAGTTCCAGTAGTTACACCAACAACTCTATTCGATGCTTTTGTAATTGCTAAAGTTGATGAAGATCCTGCTGGGATATAATAGTCTGAAGTTGTAGCTGATGGATTTGTTCCTATTGCAACAAATGCCCCTGCAGTTACGGCAACAACTCTTACCACATTTGTTTGTGCAGTAAAAGAAGTTGTCATTGATGATGCTGCACCAGTTGTTAATGAAATTCCCGCACCTATTGGTCTATGAGCCATTATTTTTATAATACATTTTTAGTTATTTATTATTTGATCAAATTAAGATAAAATATCTATTGATCTTCTGAGGTTTCATTATTCGAATCATTAAATCCAAACAATGAATTGGAAATTGATGGGCGTATAGCTTCTATTTTTTCTGTTGATTTTGCAAATAACAGATCTTTAATTTTATCGCTAATTTGAGATGGTGATTCATCCGCAGCAATCATGTCAAGAAGTTCTTCCATTTTAATTAAATTTGAAATTTTTTATATTTATATTTGATTAGATCTTTCCACCTTTAGGTGGTTCCATTCCTTTATCAGATACTTCAACTTGAGCAGCATCTGCGTTCAAATCTGGTTCCATAACTGGTTCTCCTAGATTTGCATCCATGCCTTGATCCATTGGCATTCCTGTAGCGGGATCTACGGGTGCATTTGGATCCGGAATTATTCCTGATTCGATTTCTTTTTGGATAATTTTATCTTCTTCAATAATTTCCAAATCAGTTTGTCTAAGAATTTTTCTTCTTACATAATCTTGTGAGAAATATTTTCCGACATATGGTTCTGCTGTAGCAACCAAATTCAATCTTTCCGTAAGTAGTTCTGCATCCTTTAATTCAGAGAAATGATTGTCATATAGGAAATTGTATTGAATATGCTCACCCATTTTATCCCAATCGCTTGGAGTAATAATATTCTTTAATATTAATTGAGTTTTGAGCATATCATTGAACAAATAAGAGAATCTCTTTCTCAATCTCGCTACAAATTTTGTAAATTTGAGTTCATCTCTTAATATTTCAGAAGAACGTCCCAAATTAAATCCACTTTCTCCACCAATTCTTGTTGGGGGAACGTTCAATGAACGATATAATTTTTCTTGGAAATACTTAATGTCAGTAATTTCTCCAAGATTTTGTCCACCTGGAAGTGTAGTAATTTCAGTTCCTCTACCACCTTCACGACGAGGAAGCCAAAAATCTTCAAGCATACTCACAAATTTCTTATCATCTCTGATTTCTCCAGTGGAAGCATCATATACCAGTTTATTACGATATCTCATCATAACGTCACGGAGGTATTGCTCTGCTTTTACTTTTGGTAGATTGCCAACGTCAATATAAAAAATACGACGTTCTGGTGCGCGTGACAAACGGTAGATAACTAACGAATCTTCAATCATTCTTAACTGATTGAGAGATTTGATTGCCTTGTGAAGATATGAAAGTGTTGATCCTTTATTTCTATCAACCAATCCAGAAGTGCAGTATGCAATGGAATCTCTAGAAAATTTGATTCCACCAATGCCACCAAGGCTAGATGGATTGTTGGCAGGATAGTTCATTTTTGGATTATAAATGAAATATTCCTGAATTTCTGGGAATTCATAATCCATTGGATCATCGACGTTCACATTTGCAAGTCGATATAATTTTTTATCTTCTTCTTTTTTCTTTTGTTGCCTTACATATCGCATTTTCATTGCGTCTATGTATCTAAGTTCTTGAATTCCTGCCTGAGGATTTTTTAAATCAATTACTTTGTGGTAGTAAAGTCTTCCATCGATGTACCAATTTCTATAAATCTCATGAGATTTCCTATCAAAATCCAATAATTCTAGTATATACTTAAACTCTTCTCTTATTTTTTTCTTGATTCCATCACTTGCATTGAGATTTGAAAGTTCAATCTCTACAGGAGAATCATTTGAATCTGAGACTATAGCCTCATTTACTATATCTTCAATGGCACTATCACACTCTGGGTGAAGTGCCATTTCTCGATATCTTTTTATCAAATCAAATTCAGTTCTATAAACACCTTCAATATCTACATAAGATCCAAAAAAACCAGAACTTAAATAATGATCAACTTCGTCCTCGTTATTTGGTGGAACGGGGGACAAAGTTGAAGGTGTTAAATTATTAGAGCTATCTTCAATAGAAAAACCGAATAACTTCGACATAATTAAATATTAAACCCTACAGACTTGTACTATTTATCAGGCACCACTACCCGCTTTTTCTGGGTAGAAGTATTGTACTTGGAACTCTACTGTGAATTCTTCAATAGTATCTGTGGAATCATATGAGAGATCAATTTGAGAAACATTTGTTGGGAAAATGTCTACAAACTTGTACTGTGCAAGAATGTTTGCATTTCCGCCAGCAGATGCATTTGAAGGTCCTTCTTTTGTAACAGCTCCTCTTCCAAGCTGATAGACAGTTGCTTGACCCATATAGTCATTAGGATTTGTTAATCCAGTATGATTTGAATATTGGGCAACACTTTGCATCCAAGATTCAAATGATCTTCTATGGGAAAAGTTTTCGTCATTGATAATAGTTACTGTCCAAGTATCAAATGTACGATCACCTGCAACTTTTAGGATTCTACCTCTAAAAGGTACATCGATAGGTGCTACATTAGAAGCTGGTAAAGCCGCTGCTTTACACAAAAATCTAAAATTATTTGCGTCAAACCCACCAGATCCATCACCCTGAATGTTTGTTGGTAGAGAGTTTGGAAATGCTACTTGAACTTCGAATAAGTTAGGGCGGGCACCGCCACCAATCAGTGCCCCCTTCATTGCTGAGATTCCTCTTGCTGGGATAGTTGCCATTTTACTTTCCTCCTTTGTGGTTAATTAAAGTTTAAATCAAACCCTACCAGCAACTTCTTCAAAGCTGACACCAGTACGAGTAGCTACGAATGTCAATGTTACATAATTAATTGATTTGGTTGGCTTCAGGAATATATCTGCTCTAAATTCATTGTTATCAATAACATCAGGAGTATTATTAGTTTCATCGCAGATAACCAAGAAGTCATAAAGACCTCTCTTTGCTTGAATATCACGTAAATATGGCTCAATGATATTGACAAAGTTTGCTCTAGTAATTTGATCGTTTAATTCAAACAACTGTGCTTGAGCAGCTCTTTCCAGTGCTTGTTCGATTGTGAGGAATAAACGACGAACGTTAATTCTATCGAATGCAGAAGCATATGCAAGACCAGTTTTATCACCAAATAGAAGTGTTCCCACTCCTGGTTGAGTTACAATGGAGTTAACTCTTGCAGTATAGAGTTGATCTCTTTGTGATTTTGAAGGATTGTATGCAAGCTTGATTGCATTATTAAGAATTCCTCTTTGCTGTCCTGCAGGAGAGAACCAAGGATATGCAACAATATTTGTTCTCATCATTAAACCAGCAATGTCAGCATTGCATGGTATGTATCTGAATAGATTGTTGAATCTGTCATAAGTATACTTATATCCACTGTCAAATACAGCATATGATGAAGAACTCAATGAACTAAAGAAATTAATGATATTATTTGTTTGTGTAGTTGTATTTGTCAAATCTACAACATTTGCTCTGTGTGGAGAAATGACTGCCATGCAATCTTTTCTCAATTCGGCAATTGCAATCAGTTTGTTTGCTTTTGCTTGAGACTCGAATTCTGAATCTAATCCAGGACCACAAATTAGATAATCTACTGCAACTTGATCTTTATTTGAGAAAAGATCGTATGCGGTTGAAAGATCTCCTAGAGTTGTCTTAAGACCATTCAATGATGAATAATCTTTACCGCCAATTAGAGTGTATGTTTTATTTCCAATTGCACTGAAAACAACTCCTTGTGCATTTGAACCCCAAAGACCTTGATTTGTGGTATATGGAGTAAATCCACTATAGAATCCAGTAGCTACTGGATTTGTTCCGTGGTATGCATCGTATGCGGAAGACGGATTTTTTCCAGCATAAACATAAGAAGAGAATCCGGCAAGATAATTCTTATACCAAATTTTTTGTGGGGAATTTACTTGCGAGACCGAATCAGCAGCTTTTGAAAGTCCAATATGCTTCTCTAGAATATTTCCTCTAACTCCAGTTATTGCTCCAGAATCGTCAACGACAACGATATGCATCGCGTCATTTTTTCCATTTCTTTCGAGAGAATAGTTATTTGATACTGGTTTTGGTGCAATAGAGGACCAATATACAGTACTATTTGTCAATCCAAGAGTTTGGTTATCGTACCAATCAGCAATTGAAGTTGCTGTGGATGATCCTGTAGTTATTCCTGAATTATTGACAAAAGTAAGAGTGTCATTTGCTTCAAATGCAGACAGAGAATTTCCTCTGCTGTAGTTAATTAAAGATTCTGTACCTGCAGAAGAAACTCTAGAAACGATTTTTATATCGATAGTACTTGAACCATTGACGGCATCTGTACTTACACCAGTAATAATTGCTTTTAAATATCCATTAAATGACGAGGTTGATCCCGCACCAGCAACAATTGCATTGGTTATTGCAGTGGTAACACCATATCCAACAATAGCACCCAATGCTCCGGGATTTGTTGTTGCAATTCCGATAGTTTGGTCTGCTTTGTCGTCAATAAAACAAACTTTTAAATCGTTCGCCCAAGTTCCAGCATTCTTAGAAGAAAATGTATATCCTACAGCATCTGAAGAGTGATTTGTGTTGTAGTCGTCAAAATTCTTTATATTTAAAGTAGTGGAATATGCAGAACCAACACCAGCATTTGCACAATTTAGTGTTGCACCATTAGTTCTAACTACTTTTAGAACACCACCATAAGAAAGATATGTAGAAGCACTCATCCAATATTCATATTGAGCATCTGTTGTCTTTGGTTTTCCAAAAACATTTACTAACTCTTGCTCTGTGCTGATATCAATAGGTTGTTCTACTGGACCTTGAACGAAAGGACCCGCAATAGCTCCGATGTTATCTAAAACATTATCAGCTCTCCCAACTGTTAAATCAACTTCCCTCGTAAGTACACCGGGAGATAATTGAGGAGTCGCCATGTTTTTCTCCGTAAAATCTCAGTTTATCTACAAAATATTTATTAAAAAGATACTTTACAAGGAAGAAAACGTGACGTGAACTACTTACCAATCTGGATATTCATAAGTATCTGGAGAATATTTTTTCTTTTTAGAACTTATAACCCTTTTAATTGAACATTCCTTGCATTCATAAGAATATGAAGATACCACAGGACCTTTATCTTTTCTTGTTCTGTAAAAATTTTCTATTAAATTTTTTATCTCTCCACATGTTCTGCATTTTCTATCAGTAAGCAATAAGTGACCTAATCTAATTTGCTTATCTAAATCCATTATAGGTATTCCCACATATAAGATCTATCTCCATATTCATCAGTAAACCATCTATCGCCATCAACATCAACAAAACTTTCAGAATCTATTCCAGTAGAAACAAATCCAAATGGTGCCATATCTTGTTCTATTTGGTTTTTTTGTTCTTCGTAAAGCCTTTTTCGAACATCTTGATCTGTCAATTCTTTGAAATAGTCTTGTAAAACTAACCATGCATATATGACTAAACACATTGCCAAGTCGTCATTACATCCTTCCTCAGCTTCAAATGAATTATGTTTTTGAATAAAAGTTGTTAACTCGCTAATAATATCATAATCTTTTATTAGTAGTTTATCTTCTTCTATAAGAGTCTTAAGATTTAAACAACCAACTTTTTTTACAGTCTTAGACATTTTGACTCCAAGTTGAGTCTTTTTACCGGAAAATCCTTGACCAACAATTTGACCAGCTCTTCCCCTCATGGAGCACATGAGAACATTTTGATATTCTAAATCATAGTTTAAAATTGAAGCTACTTGATCACCAACGTCATTAACTTCACACAATATAAATGCCTTATTATAATTCTTGGCAATTTCATGTATAATGCTAGGAAATAACATTGGCTTTATTTCGTTGTTTTTATATTTTGCAACTACTTTATGCGGAAATGTTGTAATGTCAACGACAACGAAAGCGGAATAATCATTACCAACTCCTCTGGCAACGTCAACCGTTATCAAGTATTCATGATCTTCAATAACATCTTCGTATATATCTAAACCTGCACTTTTTGTAATAGCACTCTCATAAACCATATTTCTAAGTTTACTTGGTGCGATTAGAGTATCGACAGATCCTAGAAATTCGCATTCAAATTCAACTTTAAATTGTTGTTCTGAAGTGTTAGCAATTGTTTGTTGCTTCCATTTTTCATCCCTTCCGGGTACCTCAGACCAATGAACGTCGGTAGGAATGTATTCATTTTTCTTTCTTTCTGCATCATGCCAAATTTTATAAAAATGATTCATCCCGTGAGGGGTAGAAACAATAATTACTTTAGTATTCTTACCAGAAGAAATAGTAGGATAAACTGAACTGAAAAACTGATCAGCAATATGATTGGGAATAAAAGCAAATTCGTCGAGGAAGATAATGTTATATGATCCACCACGAACTGCGGATGCTGATGTAGAAGCAGCAATAATTTTTGATCCATTTTCTAACTCCAAAGACGCTTTGTTCCATGTCATAACACCCTGTTGTAACCACTTTGGGAGGTTCTCGTAAGCGGTCTGAAGGCGGTCTAAGAGATCTTTTGCGGTAGATGCCTTGTTAGCAAGTATTGCAATGTTAACGTTGTCATTGAAGATCGCATAATAAAGTAAATAAGATACAACAATCGTCGATTTTCCTGACTGACGAGGTAGTTTACATACATTAAATCTATAGTTGTGAAACCTCTCAATCATATTTTCTTGGAATGGATATGGCCTAAAGGGCTGCAATCCATGATCCAAAGTTACAATTTGAATATAATTCTTAGCAAAATATAATGGATCATTCTGACATCTAGCAAATTCTAAAACCTGATCTTCAGTAAATTCGACAATAGTATTTGCTTTTTTTAAAAGCGGATTGCCAAGATAATGTTCAGCCATAATAAAACCTATTTTTTAATTACAATTCCAACGTCTTAATGCTTTATTGATTCTTGAATCTGGATCTCTTGAAGTTTCTGCAGAAGTTAATTTTGACTTCATACCCTTCATTCTGCGGCAAAAAGACTTACGACGATCAGCTCTTTTTCCTGTGGGATTTTTTTCAGTTACTGCAGTTTGTAACTTTGAACCTGGATTTTCTTTGCGATATGCATTGACTGCTTTTTGACTTAAACCGTCAGTTTTATCTTTACGGTTGACTGATTGCCAATCTTCTCCAAGTTCAACTTCTTCCCCCATAGGTTTTACATAATTTTTATTTGGACCTAATTTTGCATAACTTGCCCCATTTGGTGCAATTGTTTGTATTAGGGGTTGATTTGAAGAGATTTCAGAAACCGAATAATAAAGTATAGAAGAACCCGGATATATCTTTTGAAGCTCGATATTTATTTCTTTTCTCGTTGGTAATTTTATTTGTGGAAAAAATATTTTTATAGAATAATATTTTCCTCTCCAAGTAAGAGTAACTTCAACAACATTTCCTGATTGTGGTGCCAATCTTGTAGCTTCCTCTAATTTATTTTCATCGGAAACAATAGGATCTGGAGTTATTAAATCTATAATCTCAGCAAATGTATTTCCATCAGCATCTTCAATTGTTACGTTTTCTTTTTTGACGCATTTATTATATTTTTTGCCAAATAGTTTTTGAGTTCCTTTCTTTTCATATCCAGACCAACATTTCATTTCATCGAGTATTTTATTTACCAGTGTTTGTTCTTCCATTTCTCCGCTGGCAACATAATCTGCTGCAGTATCAATATAATCTGCTGCTTTTGTAATCTTGGACTGTACCCATGCTTCAAGATTTCCTTCACCTTTTCCCACTTTTGCATTTAGTCTCTTTGCTGCATTCATAAGTGTTTCAAGTTCTGATCTAACCATTGAATATTCTTCATCTTTAACAGAAACTTTGTCCCATGCTTTTTCTCCATAAGAGCATTCGGATCTTGTTTCTCTTTTATTGCACAGAGGACAATATCTTTCTTCTTCTTGCATGGTTTCTTCCGATTTAGTTCCCCAGTTTGAAGCGCCAACTTTACGACATTTGACAAGTGCTCCAGATGCATATGCACTTGGCCAAACGTCATAACGTGACTTTACTTTATGATAACAAGCATCCTTTTTGCCACTACCTTTGCTTGGTTTATCTTTTACTTCTTGTAAGTTCATTTCTTCGGTTTTGACATTGGTTGGTTTAGATCCGCCAGTTTTTTCTGGCTGATTAGGATCTAGTCTATTCTTTCTTCTTCTTGCTGCTTCTTCTTCATCCTTAGAAAGTGCTCTTTTCATTTTAGAACTACCACACTTTGGTGTAGAAGTTTGTCCTGGTTGACGAGCGCATGGTTTTCCTGCCCATTTTCCACCAAGTTGAACCCACCCACTTTTTCCATCTGAAGATTTTGATTTATTAAACCAATCATGAAGACCATCATCACCGGATTTAGTTTCTTCTTTTACATCTTTAAACTTTTTGTGGTGTTTCTTGGCATCCGCTTCCATTTTTTTCAAACGAGTGTAATAATCTGGAATTTCATCAAGATGTTGCAAAGCAATATCTCTTGCAAGATCATGGTCTTTTGTATGCTCATGCTCAATAGGCTCTCCCATTTTCAATTGCTTTTCTATAAAACTTACATCTAACCGATGTTTCTTAGCAATCTGTTCAACTGTTTTATGGGACTTTAATTTAGTAGGCATTTAAACAAAATCGACCATTATTATTTATAGATAGATCTTACTTAACGCCAAAATTCATATCCTTTATATTTGCTTAAAATATATGGAGATAAAATAGATTTTGGATCTACTGACTTTTTTTCTAATTTTTTTCTAACATCATGTAAACCTTCTATGCCGTAAATCAAATCATTTGGTTTATTTTTTTGACGTATATTATTAAAGTCATGTTTAAAGTATTCTAATCCCAAAAAATCATATACACCTTTTATAGTAGATTCTGGATCGCTAGTTAAATCGTTGTATTCTATCAAATGAAATTTATTTTTATTTTCCGGAAGCAAAGATTGACTCAAAGAAAATAATTCTTGATCCATTGGATTTTTTGGAGACATTAAAAAATCACATCTAACATCATCTACCGGTCTATAAAAAAACATTTCTGCTTTAGAAATGTCTCTGTCAATTACTGATTGTAAACTTGGATTTTTGTGTACTAAACTAATGAAAGAAGATAAGATTTCTAATATATCCCTTACTGGACATAAAATTTTCACATCTTCAGTAATAAACCTTTCAATCATTTGCAAATTAAAAGGTGTTCCCCAAGATCTTTGCTTATCAATAATATATTTTTTGTCAATATGAGAATAATAATTTTCTATAATAGAGGAACATACCTTTTTATATCCTAAAAAATTTTCATCGGCAGCATATTGCTCAGAAGATTCGAATGTTTTGTGAGTATTAAACATTAAATCACAAACAGGAGAGTCATTGCTCGCATAAATGTTTGGATTCTGATTTAAAATTGCAGCAAGAAGTGTTGATCCACTCCTTGGCAATCCTGCCATAAAAAAATAAGTTTTCTTCATAATTTCAATAATATAGAAATTGTAGTTTATTTTTTAGAATTTTCTTGAGTATTAGTTGCTTCCTTTGCATCTCCAGAGCCAGAGGTATCTTGAACAAGCATACTCAAAACGTCTCTAGATCCTAAAAGACGTACAAACCTTTCTTTTAGTGAAGATAGTTTCTGCTCTTCTAAAGTGATTTCTTTTTGAAGTTCTTCTAGTTGTTGTTGAACAGTATCAAAAAGTTGTTGATGATTTTGTTCCATGTCGTTTACCTATTAATTAATAATAATTAAAATTCAATACTATTTATCAGTCTTCTATAGCATCCTTATAATATTCTGTAGTTTTCAGGTGATTATATGCCTGGGTTAAAATAGAATCGGGACTATCCGGATCTATGAAGAATAAAACCTTAAAGTCTTTGCCAGACGTTGCAAATTGACAATCAACGTTCACTTCAGTTGGTGAAGTTGCCAAGGCTCCTATTGGTTTTTTTCCATCAGTTCTTGCTTGCTTTGAAGAATAAACCTCAATTGCAATTCTTCCAATGTATCCAGATTTCCAATAAACAAATTGAGATTCATCCGTATCGTCTCTAACACTCAGACCACTTGGTTGGGTGGGATCTGGTGGTGGTAAAATATCACTAAGTCTTTTTTCTGTGGCAACATTTACTATAATATGATATGCATCATTTACAACAAGTCCACTTCCAGGAATTTCAAAGTCTCTAATCAATGCCATTTTATTATTCTCCTAGTTTGCTTTTTAAAATTTCAATTTCTTCCTTCAATGTATTTATTATTTCAGTCTGTTCTTTAAATGCTTCTATGAATAGACCTGCAAAGTTTCCATAAGAAACGCCATATTCGTCAATATCTTTTGCATGAGTTACTACTTCGGGAAGAACCATTTCAACTTCTTGTGCAATAACTCCAATTTGACGTGTTTTTGTTTCATCGTCGATTTTATTATAAAATACACCTCTTAATTTGGATATAGTGTCTAATGCATTATCAACAGTAACTATATTTTCTTTCTTTCTTACATCAGAATATGCAACAATATTTGCTGTTGAATAAATTCCTTTATCTACATATAATCCATATGAAGATGAAGTTGTGGAAGTATTGATTCCCATACAAACATTGGATAGGAGGTAATATGCATACCATCTCCCACTTCCTTCTCTATACCAACCACCATTTCCACCACTATCCCACATATCAGCAACGCCACCATGGCTATACCAAATACCGGTATATCCATTCCTATTTCCGTCAACTCTCCATGCGGCATAACTACTACCAGTGTTGGGATAAATGTGAGCACTATTGGTATCCGAATAAAATCCAGTAGTATTGGTATACAACCAATTATACTTGTACATGTAGTTTGAACCCCCATTAATTTGGAAGACCAAAGTATCATCATTATAATCTCTCTTAAACCTTATGCCATCATATCCAGAGTTTGCTGCCATAGTAACTCCAGTATGATACTGGACTATGAGATCTGGATATGGATATGACCATCCACCAGTTTCTTGGAATCCAAGACTATATGGATATGAAGATCTTGTCCACCCACTGTTACCACCAGGCACATAAGGTGTTATTGGCCCAGTATTGACAATTTGATAATTTTGAAGTTGAAGTTCTCTTGTATAAAGAGTTTTGTAAATTTCTGCTGATGATGTTGTTGTTCTGTAAGACCAGTTACCGGCAGAATCTAATAAACCAAAACCACTAGTGTCATGATAGACATAACCATAAATTGTGCTTCCATATCCAGCTCTAAATCTAATACCACCAGTAGTACTGCTACTAGTTGCGCTGTTCCAATAATTTGCAGAATCTGAATACCAATGAAGGGCAGTTGCTTGATTATATAATCCTTCACCTGAATCATTATTTCGGAACCAACCATTATTATAAATGTCATTACCAGTTCCACTTGATGCTGCAATAGCGTATGATGTATAATTTGAAGAATCTAGGACAGCTCTCCAAGATTGCCAAGTTCCATTATTTTTTCCTCGTATTGCAATTTGACCAGTTCTATAGTCTCCATAAATTTGATGAATCCAGTTCGAACTATATGCCTGTGAGTATAGTGCTCCATCAGTTTGGCTGTATAGTGAAATATTGGTATTGACGTAAGCAAGACCATTATTTGTTACACTATCTGCTGCTACTGGATTTGAACTGTTAGAATTTGTAAATCCAGATAAGTTGGAAGCAGTTGTTGCAGTTGTTGAGTTTCCACTTAAAGTAGCTGTAATTGTTCCTGCACTAAAATTCCCAGATCCATCACGCTGAACAACAAAATTTGCAGTATTTGCACTAGTTGCATTGATACCAATAGTAACTGCTGACGAATTATTATATGAAGTTCCAGTTAATGGTGAAGATATTGTTAAAGTATTTGCTAGCGGCCTTTGCCATACTCCAGAATCATTCCAAAGTAGTAAATCACTAGCAACGTTCCAAGATGAAGTTCCATTATTTGACGCATACCATTTTACGCCACTACCTGGACTTAATGCAAATAATTGGTTATCATTATCTCCGGAAGGAGCAGATTGTACCCAAGAACCATCCTGATAATAAGTATTGGAGCTTAAATATATTTCTCCATTCCAAGCAAGAACTCCAAATGAAGATTGTGATGGCTTTTTAATTAAAAGTTGAGAATCATTATCTCCAACAGTACCATTAACAACTAATGGTGAAGATCCCAAAGCAGTTCCGTTACCAGCAACTAAAACTGCAGCAGTAGTTATTCCTGAAGAGTTTATGTTGGAAAATACACCATTTGTACTTGATAAGTTTGAAATGGTGGTTATTCCAGAAGTAAATAAACTATTACCCAAAACATGAAGTTTTGAGGTTGCTCTAGTGTGACCTATTGCTACATTCGAACTATATGCACCAAGACTTACATTTCCATTTGCATTTACATCAATACTGGGAATACCGGAAACATCATTTACAGAAAAAATGCTTCCTGCGGTAAGGTTGTTACTTATAGAAAATAATTGACCAGCAGATCCTTCAAAACTTAAAGTTCCGTATGAATCGTCTAAGACTTTAAGAGAAATTGTAGTATTGCCAAATCCAGTAAAATCAATTTCTGGTTGAGCAGATTGATTTTTATTCGGAGTTATGACTATATTTTTATCAGAATTAGCCATTTTTTAATACTTTCCTAAATTTATTTATGGATTGTGTTTGATGCTGGAATTAATATTCAACTATTAGTCTTTCAACGTCTTTTCTTTCACCATAAACAACAAAGAAATATTCAATTGGACCATTTTCTTTTGAAAATACGTAAACTTTATTGTTATCAATCTTTAAGACTCTTGGAGTCGGACTGTTACCGATTGGGGTTAAAGATACTGTTATACTATCGTCATGTACAAGTTCTGTCCAATAATCTGGAAGTTCAATCACGGTTTCTGTTGATTTTCCTCTTACATATACTCCGTTTTCTGGACCTTCAAGAGATCCATAACGTAGAGTCATTCCCTCTTTAGTTGGGTGTGGAATTACGAAAGATTTTGTGGTTGCATTTAATGCTCCAGTGATTGTTAGACCACTAGATTGCCATGTTCCCCAATTTCCACTTGCACCAAAATAAAGATTGCTGGTTCTTCTATATCCAAAGTACAAGCTTCCAGTTCCACCCAAAGCACCTGCATTAATCTCATTAGAGAATAGAGAAACGCCACCGGAAGCATTAACTTCAAAAGCTCTATCTGTTGAAGGAACAGTTATCGATGCTGCCACACTAAATGCACCAGCACCAGTCAAAGTTGCTGCTAAAGTAGTGCCACCATACCACTTAAATTGTTCAGAAGTTGTTGGAACAGAATTCCACAATGTGGATCCTTCAATACCCAATGCATAATCTACTGCAGAAGCTGCAATATTGTTATAAAGAACGATCTTAGTGCCGGCACTTCTTGTTGTAAATGCAGGAGCAGCAACACCAGTTGTACCAAAGTTTATCCAATTGTTTGTTGCTCCACTAAATGTTAACTGAGCAGAACTGGTTGATCCAGAACCATTTAAAGTTAAACCAGATGCTGTAACAGATCCAGCACTAAAGTTGCCCGAACCGTCTCTTCTAACAATTCTATTTGCAGTATTTGCAGTATCAGTAACATACCCCTCTAACTGAGAAGCATTTAGGTTAGTAACCTGTGTTGTTGAGCTAACAACTAGTGGAGCAGTTCCTGTGGAAACTGTAGACACAAACTGAGATGCTGTTGATATGCCAGAATAATTTGAGTTTGTTCCACTAACTGCAGTTATTATACCAACGTTGGCATATGCATTATTTGTATAAACATTGGTAAAGTTTCCATTAGTAAATGTTGCTCCAACACCAGTAGCATTTCCTGATAAAGTTGCAGTTACTGTTCTTGCAGCAAAATCTCCATTAGAGTCTCTTCTAACAATTCTATTTGCTGTATTTGCAGTATCTGTCACGTATCCTTCAAGATATGAAGCATTCAGATTTGTAACTTGTGTAGTTGAAGTTACTGTAAGTGGAGCAGTTCCCGATGCTATATTAGAAATTAATCTTGTACCTTCAACAGTTCCAGTTATCGTGAGATTGCTGGAATTGTCTAGTGTCATTGCTACGGAACCACCAGATCCTGGATCATTCTGACTATCACTATGCGATCCGCCACGATGCCAAGAGAATCTAGAAGCAGATCTAAAGTATAATGTACTGCTTTGTACACCCAATCCATAATCGGTGCTCCAAAGATTAAGCATCTGTCTAGTGGCAGATCCAAACGACAATGATGCAGGATTAGATATGGTAACGTTGTCAGTAAATGCTCCTGTAGTTCCAGTGATATCAGCAGCAACTAATCCTCCAGTTGCATTTCTTAGTGCAATAGTATTTGAAGTTGCTGATGCCGAAGAAGAATACCCATTAAGATATTGTGTATTTAAATTTGTAACCTGTGTTGTTGAGCTAACAACTAATGGGGCAGTTCCAGTAGAAACTGTGGAATGTATAGTTGTTGCTGATATTGAACCACCAATAGAAACGTTTCCAGAAGAATCTAATGTAAGTCTGTTTGTTCCAACAGAGTTTCTTGCAATTAAGTTGCTAGTAAACTGTAAGTATAGGTTATTTGAAGAATACTGAATTTTTGCTGCCTTTTCACCTGTCCAAGTTCCTGATGTAAATATAATATCTTTGTTTGCAGGAACTGCAAAAGACGCAGTTACGGTTCCACCAATTGAAGGATTCGTTGTTAATTCATATGCAGAACCATTTCCAACAAGAATTGCGCCGTCTGATGGAAGAGCTGATAATCCAGTTCCACCCTTTGTGATAGGAATATTTCCAACTAAATTGTTCGTGTCGAGATAATATGATCCAGATTGTCCACCTAAAGTTGCAGCATCAACATCACCCGTTGCAGAATTTTTAATAGAAACTTGTCCGTCGTCACCTATACTGAAAGTTGAAGTTTTAAACTTAGATACACCAAGAGTTGAGAAACTATCTAGAGTTTGCTCTACTCTGTTTAGTTTCAAATTTAAATCTCCATAGTGTGTTGTAACTCCAGAAGCGGATTCAAAACTAGAACCAACAATGGTTACTGGTTCGGTCGTTGCAATTCCTACGGATTTTACTACTTTTCTGTAACTAGAGTCTCCGGACAAGAATGTATCTGAGTTTGCACTTCCACTACCCAATCTTGTTGGTGAGATTGTACCACTGGTTATGTTTGCAGCGTCAATACTACCCGATGCCAGAATACTCCAGTTATTTGGATCAGCAGAAGAAGTATTTACGGTTGACTCATATGCAACATTTTGTTTTGTGAATGTTACAAATCCAGAAGAAGGAACTGCAGTAATATTAACTGGATTATAAAGAAGTCCATTAATCGATACTAAAGATGCTGCTTGTGTTGTATGTAGTGTAAATGAGTTGGTTGTTGCAGATCCGACAAAGTAGAAACTATTTGTATTGATTCCTGTTGGGGTTGCACCACTAGCTCTTACTGCATCACCAACACTAAACCCATGATTTACAAATACTATCTGATCAGTATCAACATTGACTCCTCTTCTCGTTAGGGAATGAGTTCCTGTTCCGCTAGTAGCTAGGTCTTTCTTAGTAGAAAGTGCATAAGTTGTATAAAGTTCAACAGAACTGATTCCAACCTTTTTGACATAATATGTCGTACCATTAATCAGATCTCCTAAAAGATTTCCACCTCCTGTAGAATAAACAACTGGATCTCCATCGGCAAAACTTGTAACACCAACAATAATCCTGTCATTTGCAAAGTCTATATCGCCACCAGTAGAAAAATCGGTTGGATCAAATGTCACTGAATAATTTGCTGCTACAGTAGTTGCTATACCAACAGCATCTCTATCTTCAATATAATCTGTAATTAAATTCGAACCTGGGAATTTCTGATTATTTGTTAACTTCAAATAAAGTCTAGTTTCTACAGTATTGACAGAAACTGTAAAATCAGATCCACCACTTCTACCACCAATTAAAACCGGATTATTTACAGTTAGACTATCTCCCTGAACATATCCTCTTCCACCATAATCAATATCGACACTTGTGACAGTTCCTCCACCACCAACTGTAATCGTCGCTCTTGCACTTGTTCCAATTCCAGTAATACTATTCAGTGTTACGCCAGTATAAATTCCTGGATTTGTATATCCAGATCCTCCAACCAAACTGGTTGTTGTTAACAACACACCTTTAACAAGTCCAGTTGTTCCATATCCAACCGAAGTTGGTGTGGTAACAATACCAATGGCACCACCCGCAGATGTTGTACTCGTAACTATATCTCCATTTTGGAAGTTATAATTTCTTGTGTTGTTATTTAAAATTAAATACTGACCATATACGTCGGATATGAGAACATATCCACTATCGGGTTCAATTACAGTATCACCATTTGCCAAATTAATTGCTGGAATTTGATCAACTAAAGTAGTTCTTCCGCCAGAAACATTTGCCCTATAGTAGTTAACAACCTTAGGTGGTATAAGATCCGGATTAATTTGACCAATAGAATTTAGTTGAACAATAGAACTTGGGACAGCATTAGTTGAAACTGACTTATCGATAAAGTCGCCAAGTCTATTGTTCAGGAAAGAACGAACTGCTTTTTGTGTTGAAACACGACTGTCTAATGGACCTCCAATTTCATTATCTCCCAGTCCCACATCTGTAGAGAATTCTTCAATAGCAACGCCACCAGAAAGACTTAATCTAAGAGAATCTAACTGACCAATAGAGACTTTATTATTGAATACAATATTTCCAGTTCTGTTATATGCAACAATAAACTGACCAATCTTAAAGTCTCCGAGTTCATTTGTTCCTGAAGTATAAACTCTTCCTCCAAGAGAATAAACTTGCTCAGATGCTGGATCTGTTTTGCCACCATTTTGTGGTAATGCATTATAATCAATTCCTGATCCCGAAAATTCCCAGGTGTGAGAAGAAGAGTTGACAATAGAGGGTCTATGGAAATGAATTTTATAATCTTCTACAAGGTTTGCAATATTCAATATTTGATTCCCTGTTTCTGTAGAATCGACCTTAAATTCTATGGTGCAGAATGTAGTTATTCCCGTTACTGAGGTTATTGCAATTGATACTGGAGATCCACTATGATCTAAAATAGTAGAATTGGTTCCAATTCCAGTAACACCAAAATTATTTCTTATTCCTCCAACCTTTTCAACAGAAACTATCAGTTCTCTTGAAGAACTATTGTAGGTATATGCATATCCTACTGCTGTTCCACCATTAACAGACTGAGTTACTTGTCTTCCTGGAACAAAATTTAAAGTGCTCGATGTAGAAGCAATACCAATTCTTTGATATGATCTATGTGTGTCAATTGTTTCATAATTAAAGAATTCTTGATTTCCTTTTTGGAAAGTATTAATACCTGTTGTGACAGAAGTTAAATCTACTAACCTTGTTAAGCTCTCGTCTTCACATAGTTGGAAGTTATCAATATCAACAAACCTTACATAGTATTCGTTTTGGTTTGTGAGTCCACCAATTACTTGAGCAGGTATTACACCTTCATGTCCTAGATATACTACTTTATCTCCTTGCGTAAATCCATGACTTGCAATACCTATAGTATCTGTTGTTGTGTTAACACCAACTGCAATATTAACAGTTTTTGAGACTACTGCTTGTTTAAATGCGGATGTTTGATCTATATTATTTCCGTCAAAGAATCTTAGAACATAAAGTTCTTGATCTGTTCTTCCTAAACCAATAACTTTCAAGGTCTGAAGACCACCACTTGTACCTGTTGCAGCAGCTATACCTCTATCAAACACATAGGATCTTTGATTGAATCCTGTTGATTTGAGGGCATAATATCCAAAGTTAGTCGCAGAGTTTGTGATTGACAAGTATCCACCAGACTGAGCTAGTGATCCATAACGACAGAAGATTTGGAAGCAAGAAACAACCTGAGAATATCCATCATTAATAACACGCCAACCAATTCCACCAAACGAAACCATGGTAAATGCATTAGCAACCATGGACTTACCAAATTCTGGTTGTGGACCAATTACAGGATTTTCAGCTTCTTCAGGTATAATTGCTGTATTTGGAGTTAATACTTTAGATCCATCAACTAAAATACCATTTCCACCTAAGAATGATAAGATAGAGCAGTTTTGGATGTATGGAGATCTTGTAATAATTGGTTTTGTTGTTTTGACTGCGTATCCAGTTCTTGAAGCAGTTGAGTCTGCAGGATCGTCAAATGCAACAGCATAATCAAAAGTATATTGTGGAATACCAGCGGCATCCACATAATCTTTCATTGCGAATCCTGTCACATAGCAACCATTTCTAACTCTAAATAAATCTTTTCCGGCATTTAATGGTCGTATAATAGTATTTCTTAAGTTGTCTCCAACAACTGCTACGTCTTCATAAAGAAGAATTGGGTTGTCCTCTACATACTCTCCAGCTTCAACAAAAATGCATACTGGATTTGATTTTACCGTAGGTAAAGTAACAGAAGGAGCAGCTGTTGTTCCAATACCAATAATGCTAGTAACAATACCAACATAAGATCCAATTGCACTCCAAACATCTGCACAACAATTTTCACTATATGCATTTGGATTGCATGAATCATCATATGCAAGAGTTAAATCAAATGATTGGGATATTGTATTTTGATAAGTTGTTGGTATTCCAACATTATTAATGATATATTTTGAAATGTCGATAATATAGCGATATGCCGCCACTGTTTCTGTTGTTTCTCCAGCAACATAACTAGTTCCAGCATTCCAATATGCTAAACCTGCCTGAACGGTCTTTGAATTACCTCCATATGATAGGTCATAAACTATTGCGTCTACAATATATCCAATATCTCTTTTGCAAGTAGTTTCATCATATTGTGGATCTGTAAGAAGAGCTGGGTATGTAGTTGTTGTGAACCCAATAACCTCTGCTTTAATGAATTCTTTATTTGCCTCAAGTAAATTTGCAGCATCTAAATATCTTCCGCCAGGTAATACAAATGACTCAAACGATGCTAATTGTGCCGCTCTCTTGAGTGTAGCAACTGGAGCTGCTTTACCGTCGTTTGCATCATTACCGTTTGCAGTCGAAACATAAATTCTATTTTCATAAAGACCAGTATTTTCAAATGATAATCTTCCTCCAGGATTTAGTGTTAAAACTTGTCCAGGAATTCCTAAGTTTGGAGGCAGAGTTAATGTGTATGATTGTGAATTAGTTGCTGCAGATCCAACAAATCTATAAGTATTAATTCCACTTGTTTGAGTGTTAATTCCAATAAATTTTAAGTCATTGTTTAAGATTAAATTGTCGTAAGTTGCTTGTATACCACTTAATGTTGTTATAATTCCAGAATTTGCATTAAATGTTGATACACCACTTAAAACGTTTGAAATGCCATTTATTGTTACTGATCCTGATCCAACTGTTAAGACTCCACTTATTCTAGCATCTCCAGTAACAATTAAAGTTGTATTGCCAAATCCAACTTTAACGTTACCAATTGTGCCCACTCCAGAATAATTTAAGTCTGTTCCAGATATGGTTTGAATTTGTGCGGTTGTAATTATTCCTGTGACAGAATTAATAATTGTTGCCGTAGCAATTCCAGAATAATTTAAATTAGTGCCACTTAAATTTGTTATTGTACCTACACCAGAATAGTTGATATTTGTACCATTCAGGTTTGTTAGTGTTGATATTCCAGAGTAATTAATATCAGTTCCCCTTAGAGCCTGTATATTAGCGTCTGTTGCGTTGAAATTGATTATAGTACCAACACCAATATACTCTAAATTAGTACCTGAAATTTCGGTAATTAGACCAACATTAGAAAATGTGTTATCATAATATAAAGTATTTCCTCTCAAACTACTAATACTTGCAACTCCAGATAGTGTGAAGTCTGTAGCAAACAATTCATTGACCGTTGAAATTCCAGAATAGTTTAAATTTGTACCATTTAGATTTTGGATACTTCCATTTCCAGAATAGTCAATATTCGTTCCATACAAGGAATCTATAGTTCCGATACCAGTGTACTTAACATTTGTTCCTAATAGAGTTGAAACAGTTCCTACACCAGAATAATTTAAGTTGGTTCCCCTCACATATGCAATATTTGAATCATCGGAATTTAAATTGGAAATCGTTCCAATTCCGGAGTAACTAATGTTAGTACCTGTTAGGTTTGGAATAGTTCCAAATCCAGAAACATTAATATCTGACGAATTTAATGTTGTAAATGTTCCAACACCAGAATAGTTAATATCTGTACCGGATATGCTAGAAATTGTACCTATACCAGAATAATTTAAGTTAGTCCCAATTATATTTGCAATAGATCCAATTCCAGCATATTCTAAATTTGTACCTTTAAGTTCTGGAATAGTTCCAATTCCAGAGGAATTTAAATTTATTGTCGTTACGTCGTCAAAGGATCCTTCTAAAAATGTTGCAGTATCTCCATCTAATGTGGTTACTGTTCCACTAGAATAATTTAAAGTACTTCCGCTAATGTCAGAAATATTTGCTGTGGTACTGTTAAGAGTTGCAATAGTACCAATACCAGAATAATTTATGTTAGTTCCTTCTAAGTATTGGAGTGTGCTTATTCCAGAATAATTGATATTGGTACCAGATAAGGTATCGATTGTTCCAATTCCAGAATAGTTTAGATTTGTTCCTCTTAAAGTATCTAGTGAAGAAATGCCAACATTTTCAATATCAGTTGTTTTTAATTGAGATATTGTACCAACACCAGAATAATTTAAATTTGTACCATTTATCGTTGCAAAACTACTTATTCCACTGTAGTTTATGTTAGTGCCATTTAAATCTGCGACAGTACCAACACCAGAATAATTTAGATTTGTTCCATTTAAATATGCTAATGTGCTTACTCCAACATACTCTATGTCAGATCCTTTAAGATTTGATACTGTACTTAATCCAGTATAATTTAATGTTGATCCTTCAAGTGTAGAAATTGTTGCAATTCCACTTATTACAATATCTGTCGAAGCAACAGATGTAAAGTTTGCATTATTATAGGTTATTTGATCTCCACTAAGAGTTGGTATATCTGCGCTTGCAAATGTCGCTATTCCACTGTAGTTTATATCTACACCATTTAGTGAGGATATTGTTCCTATACCAGTATAAGATAGATTAGATCCTCTTAAATCTGATAATGTGCTTACCCCAGAATAATACAAATCTGTACCTATTAATCTGGATATTGTTCCTACACCAGAGTAATTTAGGTTCTCTCCAATTAACGTTGTAACACTTCCAACACCAGAATAATTGATATTTGTACCAGATAAGGTATCAATTGTTCCAATTCCAGAATAGTTTAGATTTTCTCCAGTTAGAGTATTAATTGTGGAAATACCTGAATAATTTAGGTTTTGTCCATTTATTTTACCAATATATCCATCTGAATATGACAATCCTATGCCACTTATTGTTGTAATTATACCAACACCAAAATTACCAATAGATGCATAAATATCCGAACTAAGTCCAACGGAAGTTGCATTTATACTTCCAAAAGTTCCAACTCCACTATAGGTTAAAAACGTTCCTGAAATATTGGTAACTACACCAACAGCGGACCTTAGATTTTGTAAAGTAGAAATACCAGAATAATTTGCATTTACTCCAGTTAAGTTTGTAATAATTCCTACGTTATATTCTAATCCTGATCCAGATAAAGAAGTTATAATTCCGACCGAATAATTTAATTCATATCCTTGTAAGGTATTTGCAATACCAACACCATATGTTAAAGTATCTACAGAAAGAGTACCAATAGTACCAACACCAGTAGCAACAATATTTGTCGATTGTACTGAAGTTGTTTCAACTAAATTTGTGAGTACAGTATTTGCAGCAAGAGCTGATGGGTCCAAATAACTGCTACCAGTTTTATATGTTGTATTGGTAATGGTTATACCAGAACCAATTCTTATCTCTCCACCATCTCCGTCAAGAGTAACTGTATTCCCAGAACCAAAAGTCGCTATTCCAGAAACCTTTGCTGTACCAAAAACTTCTAAATCAGAAGAAGCATTATTGGTTTTTATACCAACCCTACCAATAGTTGTAATTACAGTGTTATTCTCTGTAAAAGAACTTACACCAACATTTAACTGAGATTTTCTTCCGCTTAGAAATTTGTCCATTTTTTATATAAAGTCCTACTTTAATAATAGTTTGTTAATTATTAGTTGAGTGTTTCTAAAACACTTGCTATAAATTTTAAATTTCCTGTGGATCCTACACCTGTTATATTTAACTTATCTCCGGATTCAAGTACTAGTTTTCCGGATATTAAATTTGCAGAATCATTTGAAGGAATTGCAAAATCCTTTACAATCTCAGTTGTTACTGCAGTTCCTGAAACAGATCTTTCGTGCGAAAATGTGATCGTATGTGATTCGGTGTCAACATTTGCAACCTGTGCAAGAAGAACAACACCAGAGTATCCTACAGGTGCAGTATATATCCCAACTTTATTTGGAGTAACTGCGTGTGTTACTGTTTTGAATACGTTTAAAGCTAATGCCATTTTTTATCCTCCTAGTGCTAAAATAAATGGAGTCATTGTAGTAAATAAACTCTTTGAATAGAAGTTTCCTGATATTGTTCCGGTTTGTTGATTTACCGTAACCCCATCACCTATTCTAAAGTTTCCAGACTGATCAGTAGACGTGTATACAACTAATCCACCATTTCTCGCATCTGTTTCATTTTCTTGTATTGGTATTCCTCCTGCTGAAGGAAGAGCACTAGAAATTGTTATGCCAGAACCTACATATTCAAATGAGTGACCAGAAGCCAATATTCTACTTTGTTTAAAGAATGGGACTGTTGATCCAACACCAACAGAATATGGAACATTATCACTTAATGTAATTGTCGAAATTCCTGAAGAAATTGGCGTGGAACTTTCGATCACATAATACGTCGGTAATATAGATGCAATTGCTGTTGCGGTATTGATCCCAACATCTGGTGAAGATATTGTTATCGTTGGAACAGATTCATATCCTCTGCCACTGGAGACGACTTGAATATTAATAACACTACCATTATCAATTTCTGCTACTGCCTGTGCTTGTATTCCCCAAGAAGTTGATGGTGGAGAAATTGTTACTGTTGGTGCAGAAGTATAACCTGTACCACCTGCCGAAACAGTAACTTTTTCGACGGTACTGTACAATTTATCGAAATAAACTACTTGACCATCATATGGTCTCGTATTACTAAGTCCTGAAATAACAAATTCATTGCTGTTTGCGGATGCATATGAAGTTACAATACCAGTAAATTGAGTAGAACTTACTCCATCTGCAACCAATGCATAGTTCCCAAACGAAGAGTTTGAGTTTGTCAGATCACATGCTCCACCCGATCCACAATAGACTGCAATATCGTTACAAATAGTGAATAGAGAAACTAATTGTGCATAACCACTGTTAGTAATAGAGACACCTATTCCACCTTGATTGTACTGAGTATAGCTATCAAGGACCATTGATTTTAAATTGCCACTTGCATGATTTCCATCAATTTTCATTCCAATGCTATTTGGAATGAAATTAGTACAATTTTGAATATATGGTGATTGTGTAATTGTTCCTGCACCTACTGGATTAAATGCAAATATTGCTTTTCCAGAATTTAGAGTGCCTGTATAAGACATCTCTGCAACATAGTTTCCATTTGTCACATAAAATAAATCAGAAGTTGCATTTTGTGGAGATACTGATACTTCTCTTAAACTATCTCCAATTATTGATACTTGTTCTGGAATTGAAAGAGGGTTATTCTCTAGATAAGATCCAGCACTAACTTTAATAACTGTTCCTGTTGTTGCTGCTGTGAGTGCTGCTCCGATTGTTCTTTTCGCGTCTCCAAGTTTTTTTCCTGTGTTTGTATCGCTTCCGTCTTGTGTGACATAAAGAATATTAGTAACTGTTGCTCCAGCACCAAGTCTTACAATATCGGTGCCAATTCCTGTTCTTTCTCTGCGGGCATATAACTCTGCATCATATGTATTAAGTCCAAGTTCTCCCAAAGGCAAATCACTTATCTGCGGTGATTTACCGGGAACTGCGGATCTTTTAATTCTAATTATAGGGGATGCCATTTAATGCAAATCGGTATATACCTCAAAGTTCAGTATAAATGAACTTTTATATATTTATCAATAATCTTCAGTCTGCTGAGAATCTTCAATTAAAGATTTTAAAGCCCTATTTTCTTCCGTTATACTTTCTATAATAGTTTTTAATTGATTTATCTGTGCCTCTAAAACAACGTTTTTAGTCAAAAGTTCAAAAGTTTTTTGTTGATAAACATTAATAACTTCTTTCAGGTCATTTTCATTCATATTAGTAAGTTCCGCAGTCAACTGTAATATTTTCTAATAATCTTTCTGTGCCTGAACAATTTATTATTGCTGATTGTCCAGCACAATCATTAATCCATATAGTAGAAACCTCTATTGGTGCATAGGAGGAAACTGTTATTTGTGGACTTGTTGTTCCAACTCCAACACTTTCTGATATTTGAGATCCAAATTTAAATCTAGAATCTGTTTGTTCCCAAATAAATGCTGACTTTTTAGATGAAGTTTGATAATAGTTGAATAAAATCCCCAAATCCCAAGTAGTAGTTGTGGATGGAGCAGATCCATCAACTACCCCAAGTTCAATTGTGCGGTCCTCTACTGTGATTGATGTTGTATTTACTTGAGTAGTTGAACCATTAACGTATAGATTTCCACTAACAGTAAGGTCTGAAGTGGTTTGTACATTTCCTGTAGAATTGGATATGCTAATTGCAGAAGTTCCATCACTGGCTTTTAGATATTGAGATCTTACCTCTCCAAAGGTGCCTATTCCACTATAAGATATATTTGTTCCAGATAGATTAGTTACAACTCCTACAGTACTGAATAGATTTTGAACCGTTGCAATTCCACTTACATTTAAATTTGTTGCAGTTGCATTTGTAATGGTTGAATTTGTATAATTTAAAGTCGTTCCACTTAAGTTGGTTGCTGTAGAAACTCCAGTATAATTTAAATTGGTTCCTCTTAGTGATGTAATATCTGCAACTGTATAATTTAAAGTCGTTCCACTTAAGTTAGTTGCAGTAGAAATTCCGGAATAATTTAAATTAGTTCCTCTTAGTGATGTAATATCTGCAACTGTATAATTTAAAGTAGTCCCAGTTAGAGTTTCTATTGTCCCAATTCCAGAATAATTTAGATTAGATCCTCTAATATTTGAAATCGTACTTACGCCAGTGTATAGTAAATTGTCTCCAGTTGCGGCATAAATGTTTCCTAAGTCAAAATTTAAAGTTGTACCATTTAGTGTAGAAATTGTACCTACACCAATAAAACTGTAATTAGTTCCTCTTAATGTAGTTACAATACCAATATTGGAATATAGATTAACAAAGTCTGCTGTTGTTCCATCAATAGTTGGTAAAGTTGCTATTCCCGAATAATTTAAATTAGTACCAGTTAATGTTGTTATGATTCCAACATTAGAATAGACAGTTGTAAAATCGGCAGTTGTACCATCAATAGTTGGTAAAGTTGCTATTCCTGAATAATTTAAATTAGTACCTACCAAGTTTGCTACAGTTCCTACACCAGAATAATTTAAATTGGTACCTACCAAGTTTGATACAGTTCCTACACCAGAATAATTTAAATTGGTACCAGTTAATGTAGTTACAATTCCAACGTTAGAGTAAACAGTCGTAAAGTCTGCTGTTGTACCATCAATAGTTGGTAAAGTTGCTATTCCAGAATAATTTAAATTAGTACCAGTAAGAGTTGGAATTGTGCCCACACCAGAATAATTTAAATTGGTACCTACCAAGTTTGATACAGTTCCTACACCAGAATAATTTAAATTAGTTCCTCTTAATGTAGTTACTATGCCAGTATTTGAATATAGATTAACAAAGTCTGCTGTTGTACCATCAATAGTTGGTAAAGTTGCTATTCCAGAATAATTTAAATTAGTACCAGTAAGAGTTGTGACTGTAGTAATTCCAGAAACATTCAGATTTGTAATATTTGAATTTGTGTAAGTAGCTGTAGTTCCTGATATTGTAGTAACCACACCAGTAACAATATTACCGGTTGTAAAATTGCCTGTATTATAGGTCGCCGTGGTGCCAGATAAAGTTGTAACTACACCAGTAACAATATTGCCTGTAGTGGCATTTAATGTGGTTAGATTGCCGGTATTATAGTTTGCGGTAGTTCCTGATATTGTGGTAACTACGCCAGTGACAATATTACCTGTAGTGGCATTTAGTGTAGTTAGATTGCCGGTATTATAGGTCGCTGTGGTACCAGATAAAGTTGTAACTACACCAGTAACAATGTTGCCAGTAGTTGCATTTAATGTAGTTAAGTTACCAGTATTATATGTTGCCGTAGTTCCTGATAGTGTTGTGACTACTCCAGTGACAATGTTACCGGTAGTGGCATTTAATGTAGTTAAGTTACCAGTATTATAGTTTGCGGTAGTTCCTGATAGTGTTGTGACTACTCCAGTGACAATGTTACCGGTTGTAAAATTACCGGTATTATAGTTTGCGGTAGTTCCTGATATGGTAGTAACCACACCAGTAACAATATTGCCTGTAGTGGCATTTAATGTGGTTAAGTTACCAGTATTATACGTCGCTGTGGTACCAGATAAAGTTGTGACTACTCCGCTTACAATATTTGCATTGGTTATATTTGAAGTTGTGCTATCTAAAGTTGTGATTGTCCCCAATCCACTTACTTTGAGATTCACTAATGTCAAATCTGTAGCTGTAACTACACCTAATGTGGATATACCCGAAACTACATGTATTCCAGAAGCAAAAGTTGCTATTCCAATAAATGTAGATATTCCACTTATTTTTAAATCAGTAAATGTATTTGGTGCATTTGAAACTGCCGTTTCAATTGTATTGATTGTAATAGCATCTAAAGATAATATATTTTGTAATTGTCTTTCGTTACTAATTACCTGAGTAGATCCAATGCTTACAGAAAATGCTGTCAGTATTCCTGTAGCAGAAATATTTCCATTAGGATCTAATCTTATATTAGTTATAGATGTTGATGGACCAACTCTAACAAATCCTTTATTGTATTGATTTCCATTGTAATCAACATACCAAGATGGTGAACCTACATTATTTAAATAGTAACCACCAGTTGTGGAATTTGTAATTACTGTGCCCGATTCTGGATAAAATAAACTTCCAGGAATCGAATCTGATCCATCAGTTATTCGACCTACGCTTAATTTTGCAACGGATCCATAACTTGCAATTCTTGTGTCTTTATATAAAGTTATAGAATCGCTTGGATTATTTGTAGAAATTCCTACAAATCCATTTGAAGACGCAGAAATTATGGTTCCGCCAACACCAACATTAAACGAACCTTGAACCGTTCCTATTCCAGAATAATTTAAATTGGTACCTCTAACATTTGAAATTGTACCTACACCAGAATAATTTAAATTAGTACCAGTTAATGTAGTTATGATACCAGTATTTACAAATAAATTTGTGTTGTATAAAGTGGAAACATTTGAAACTGTAGAATATAAAGTTTCTATAGTACCAATTCCACTATAACTTATATAAGTTCCACTTAAATTAGTTACAATACCTGTATTAATGTTTGAATATGTTGAGTTAAATGAAGCAATAGTGCCAATACCAGAATAATTTAAATTTAATCCTCTTACATGTTGAATTGTTGAATATTCACTATTAAATAATGGAATAGTTCCTATTCCAGCAACAGTAAAATTATTACCTACATTTAAATTTGTGCCTATATTTACACTTTTCTCTACACCCAATCCACCCTCAATTATTACAGCTCCAGTATCTTTGCTATAAGAATCTGCTGGATTTGTGAATGTTACAATTCCACTTAAAATTGGAATATTTGTTACCCAAGATAATGATCCGCTTCCATCATTAAGTAAAACGCTATTTGCTGTTCCTTGATCAGCTGGAAAATAATATGTTACTGCAGAACCAACAGCAGAAGGTGCAGCGAGAGTTATGTAATTTGAACCGTTTGTTGAAGCCTCTACAAGATTAATTCCACTGCCGCGTGTGCTTTCGTCTTCTCTTGTCCAATATCTATGAGATCCAAAGAATTTATTTCCAGATACAGTGGTATTAAAACCTACAAAAAGATCAAAGTTATTAAGAGAGAAAGCTGGTTCACCGGGCTTTAATGCGGGAACTGTGCCACCAATCCCAGCATTGCCCCTTTTAAACCGAAGTAGTGATGAGGCCATATTATTCTATCTTTTAAATATTTATTGACTAGAATACTCCACCATCTACATCAATGCGATTATCGAGATCTGCATCTAAAGTGTTTAAGAAATCTTCTGGTAAACCGGGTTGCACACTTGCTGTAGTTGAAGCTGCAGAAAGAACTCCATCGGGGTCAACAATTGTAAATTTATTCAATACACTATCATATACTACTACATAACTATTTTTGTTTGAATTTGGATTGTCCTTAGATATTCCTGGAAAAGATACATCCAACAATTCCTGAAAGTAATTTGAAGCCATGGCTTTTTCTCTGGTTACCTTAAACCCGGATGTTTTATTAAATTTTACATTATATGACATGCTTCCTATAGTCATTATGCAGATACCGTTGGTGATACTAGGGCCATTCCTTCAATAACTCTTGTTTTTTGTCCATATCCAGTAGATATAATTACAATATCATAATAGTTTCTTCCCTCAGATAACTCGCTAGTTATTGTACTGCCCATGGATATGAGTATTTTACCAATTGCAGGTGTAATAGAAACTGAAAAGGACTTTGAAATTGTTGATGAAGGAAATTTTTTTATTTTTGCCACGGCAGTATATCCAGATAAATTGAATGCAGATCCGTCTGGATTTGATATTGTGAATGAATTTTCAAAGTCAACACCTTTTTCTATTGTAATATTGACTGCTGGTACTGCCATTTGTTTTTTTAATTATTTATCATCATCTTCTTTGGATCTTTTCTTTAACAACTTTGATAACTCTGCGGTAGATCCAACAAACAATGCGTTTGTGACATTTGTTGGTCCATTTGGTTGTTTAACCTGTTCTATATCTTTTAATTTCTTTTGCAAATCCATTAATTTGTCTGTTGCGTCCGCAACATTTTTTATCAATTGACCAGCAACTTCATATGCTCGTGCTTGTTCAGTTTCTTGAGCTAATTCTAAAATTCCATTTATTGCTTCTTGTCCTTTTTCAATAATAGAATACAAATTTCCTCTAGTATATTCATAATCTTTTTTTACATCATTGGAAAAGGATTCTATCTTCTTTTCCTTATCAATTTGTATTGAATTATCAACTTCTACATCAACATGTACAATTTCGTCCGAAACGTTGAATGTATTATTTAAATCTTCAAATTTTTTTGTCATTTTCATTTTATGCTATCGAATCGCTAAATCCAAAATCATCTCCAACTTCAATTAAAGCATTATCTGCTTGAGTAATTTTGTTTATAACAGATCCAAGAACATGTGGAGATGCAATTGTTGAATCTGATCCACGTACAACTTTTAATGTATTTCCAGTAATAGATTTTACATACATCTCTTCTTGATCAATTGTTATGTAATCTCCTTCGGATATGGAAGAAGAACTCTCAACATTTATGGAAGTTTGATCTGATGTAATATCCTGGGACAAATTGGTTATACTATTGTTTGTATAACTCTGTGTTGCTCTAGGTTCAACCGCATAAGTAATTTCTCTTGTAGGAGTTTTTGTAGTATCTCCTGCAACATATCCAATAGAAACTTTTTTGATAATATCTGAAGAAACTGAAGTAGAAACTGGTCCAAACAAATAAGTTTTTGCAGTAAATCTTAACGTATAGATCAAAACCCTTCTTGAAGAGTAATCGCCTTCATAATTATCTTGCATTTGAATTCCTTCGAATACGATAGGAATATCCCTTTTTTCTCCAATTTCATCTACTAAATCTATAGACAAATTATATGAAGGTTGAAAATATGGTAAAATTTGTTCCACTATTTGTAACATATCATCGTTTAATCTTGTAAATATACTCAATTCAAAATACAAGTTATATGGAACTGGCATATATGCCTTTCTTTTATCACTTTGATTTGAAGCGGAACTTGTTAAAAATGTTTGAACCGTAGATACTTTTCTTGCAGAATCATATGATATGCCATTAAGTTCAAATGACATTCTTGGCACGGTAATTTGTATTGGCTTGTTTAGATCAGGAACTTGCTCAAGCCTTGCTAAGAATTTTTGTGTCGGACCATATGCAAGAGGTACTTTAATCAAACTTACTGTTTGATCTTGGTCATTTTTATGTTTTATTCTTATTTCGTTAAATATTGATCCGAATCCGATGATTGTTTTTCTTAGAATCTCGTGATAAAAATATTCAAACATTTTTTGTTCTCTTACTTATTAATGATTTGAAATCATTATAATTGTAACCTATTTATACTAATAAAATTATGCTTCTCCAAAAGGATTTGTTTCAGTAAAATCAAAAATATTATCTGATTCGGATTCTATTTCTTCATTCTGTGCATATGGATCACTAAATTCATCTATTGGTGCATTGCTTACCTTATATGAAGCATTGCTCGTAGACCCAACTATCAATTCTCCCAGTTTAAATGTGCCAGTAACATTAGAAATTTTTAATTTAGATGTAGTAGAATTCCATTCCCTAACTATCGCTTTAGTTCCACTAATACTGCCAATTATTTCTTCATTAAATGTATAAGTTCCAACCCCTACCATATCTGGAGAGGAGAATGTTATTGTTGGATTTGAAGCATATCCAGTACCTCCGTCTCTTATTCTTATTGAGGTTATCTTTCCAGAAGAATCTATTACTGCAATAGCTTTAGCTGTAACTCCTGTACCAACTGGTCCACTTATAGTAACCGTAGGTGCAGTAGAATATCCAGATCCACCAGAAACTAAGGTCACAATACCAACAATTCCATTTCCTATTGTCGTGGTTGCAGCTGCTCCAACTCCACCACCACCAACAAATACAACGTTTGGTGCTACCGTATATCCTGCACCTGCATTGATAATATCAACACCTTGAACTCGTAATGATTTAGATCCATTGCAATTTACAATATTTCCTATCATTGTTGCAATTCCAGTTGCATTGACACCACCCTGAGCAGCTGGAACCGCTGAAGATATTGCCACAATTGGAACACTTGTATAACCTTCTCCCCTATTAGTCACAGTTATGGATCTTAGTCCTCCATTAACAATATGTGCAGTTGCCACAGGAGTTGATCCTACACCAACCAAAGATAAAGTTTGAATCTGTCCATATTCGACAATATTATTATCTAATTCTTCTATGCCAGTATCGATAATTTCGTCTTCGTATATAAACAGTTCACAAGTTAATTCATAGACATAATTTTTTTGTAATTGGTAGAATGGCTTTTCATGCTCTACAAATTTTATTTCAAATAATCTATCACCTAAAGGAAAATAAACTAAATCACCTTCTTTAGGTCTTGTTGAAAGTTCAATATTTGGTTGACCATTAATTAATGGTGTAATGTAAGATTCGAATCTTTCCTTTGAAATTACGAGGGATAATTCATTAATTGGCTGGACACCAAATTTTGACAATAAAGTTCCTGGTCCACCATATCCGTCATATGTATTTACATAAGCTTCCAAAGGATATGCACTAGTAAATTCTGATTCTATTAATTCCTTTATGATTGATTTTTTTGTTATATATTTTCTGGGAACATAGTATATTTCCACACCATACATTCTTAGTTGCTCATTTATGAGATCTTGTATTAGACCTTGCTCACTTGCCGAACCTTGAAGAAAAAATGGATTTAACATATAACATTAACCTACCATATCTAAAGGAGGTAATTCGTATGTACTTGACATTTTATCCATTAGAACATCAATCTCTCTCTGAGCGTCGTCATATATCTGCCTACCATTCAATTCTACTCCACCTGGCAATTTAACACCTTGGAACTTAATCAAATTCTGCCCCCACTGCTTTTTAATTAATGAAGTCAAATATGGTTTGAGGAAAGAATCATTCCAAACCCTACTATAATCGTTAGGATCTAGTGTGGTGTAACAATCAATAACAAAAAATGTATCTGGACTAACACTTGACCAATCTATATCCAAATATAATCTGTCTTGTCTTTTATTAAATCTTATCTGTTTTTGAGTTGTCAATAACCAATTCAAATCTTCAAGATAAGTTTTGACCATTGCATAACTCAAAAGTTCTGTTGTTCCCCAATAATAAATATCATTTAAAAATAATTGATATTTAACACTAAACATATTGTGGGTTATAGTGTTGGCACCGTCAAAATGGAAAATTTTATTGACACCTATTACAGACGGAGGAATTTGTAAATAATTGCTATTTTCATAATAAGTAAATGTCGTTGCAGTACCAACTATATTTGTTGTTGCACTTGTACTTGCAACTCCAACACCACCAACTTTTGCTCTTCCTCGATCAATATCATTTTGATTGACTTTATATTTAAAAAACGTAGGATAAACGCCGTCAAAATGTCTTTCTTGGAAAAACTGTATCGCATCATCTACTAGGTCTTCAATTTGTTCATCCGCAACGTTAATTTCCAAAACAGGATAACCTAGTTTTCTCTTGCAATAATCAATTAATTCTTGTCTGCTGGTTGGTTGTGCCATTTTCTATAAGTTACAAACGACCTCTTGTTGTTTTAGATATAATTTTAAATAGCACTTAAGCATTAATTTTACTTTTTCAATATCCTCTATACTATCTATCTCTCTACACATTTTCTCATATTCAAACAACTTGGTAATATTTTCTAATTCAATTGTACTAGGATCCATTTAAAAATCTCCTTAATAAACCTTTAATTTCTTCAAGATCTGTTTTTATAGAATTGACATCCTCCTCAAGATTTTTTATTTTTTGTGATTCTAACTCTTTTAATGCTTTTTGTTGCAAATAAGTATGATATTCGGAAATATTTGTATTTAGAATAGCGCCACTATTTTCATCTCTCACATAACTTGCATTTTCTTTTACTTTTATGTGCGTCATAATTAGGCAAGTGCAATAACTCTTAATTGTCTAAATCTTGGAGGGTATGTTTGATTTGTTGAAGTTCCTATTAACTTAACACTAAAATATCTAAATGCCGGTAATTGGTCTATAGTAAATTCATGCTCAATAAATTCAAGTTGATTGGCAAAAAATCCTCTTTTAGTGCTTTTTGGTCTTTTTCTGTCCGGTCTTCCACTATTTTTTGATGTATCGACAACTTTTTTGATAGTTTCTGGACTTGGAGAAATTGAAGTTTCTCCGACTATTGATAGATTGTCATATCCTGGGAATGGATAATAAATCAGTTCTTCTTTTGGATCGTTAGCAATTGCAAATAAAGCCCTTATATCACTATCCACATTTACATATGCATTTACATATAATTTAATGGAAGTTGCTGGAGTTTCTAGTGAAATTGGTTTCGTTGCATATACAAATGCGGTTGGATCATCTTTAAGAGTAGACACTCTCTCATCTTCTACATAATCTTCAATGACATTATTAATTCTATTAGACGTTAAAATCATACCAGATCTATGAAGATCTATAACTGGAGAAATATAAGTATTTGCTGTCAATAGTCTCATATTTAAAGTAAATGATTTTTTGCCTGGCAGTGTAGACAGTTTACTATTTTCATTTACTTTAGAGCATATTAATCTTGGCGAATTTAAATAATTGTTCGCATTTAAATTAATTTCTTCAAAACCCTGATCTGAGAAAGACTCTTCATTTCCGCTTACACTTGTTCCACTAACAGTTCTTATTGAAGCATTTATTTTAGTTCCATTAAGAGTTAATGTTTCGATATTTGGTCTAATAATTTCATATTGTATATTTTGTGATGCATTAACTCTAGATCCACCTGCAGATTTTGTTTCATTCAAATATAACTTAGGAAAACTTGCTCCTGTAGATCTATCAATGCCATTAGAACTAGTATCTATTTTTATATGATAATGATCAAGTCCTATAGATTCACTAACAGTAGAGTCGCCAAGACTATGATCTTTATTAATCCTCCTCAATGAAACTGATCCAAGTTCATATTTGTATATTTGAGTTCCTGTTGTATAAGAAGACGCAACGGTTTGGTCAACGGATCTTGTTATTCCAGTTAAAGCGCCAGTAGAAGTTCCTGAGTATGAAATAATTTCATCTCCAATTCTTGCGTATCCTAAATTGGATGTTCCAACTCCAACATTTTCAAATGTACCAAATACTGATTCATCTTCGACTAAGATATCTGCAGTTGAAGATAGATCATAATTTGCCATTAATTTTGACGGAATTGTATCTGGCAAAACATTTGAAATCGAAACAGTATTTGTAGGTGAGTGCATTCCATGATTTTTGTGATTTACTTTAATATGTAAACCATCACTTTGAAGTTCGATTGTACTTGCAAGAACGTTAGATCCCGTTGCCTTTAGATCCGTAGTTATTCCAGAATTATTTACATACTGCAAAGTATTTCCTACACCAGTCAAAAATTCTCCTTGAACCTGGTCTACGATAAGTTCATTAATTCCTGATAGAGAACTTACCGATAATCTAATATTTCTTCCTAATGTATCATTTCCAATTTGATTTGCGGTTAGGATATCACCAACAATATATCCTGTTCCGCCAGATTGAATTGTTGCAGCAACAGCAACACCATTAGATATATGAATATTTGCTGTCGCATTTTTGCCGGTACCAGTCACACTAGTTAAAGCTACTCCAGCAAAAGTTCTATTTCCCGAAGACGGTGTATATCCAATTCCAGCATTTACAATTGTTAAATTTCCACTGCAAGATCCTGCATATCCAACATAATTAGCAGTTACACTAGAATTTCTTTGGACAATTGTATTTCCTAGTGTTGGTAGATCACTTGTCGATAAAGTTGTCCCCAATCCAACTTTAACTTTCCTCGAATTTAAAAATAGTGGTCTTTTTACTAATCTTGCTACTTCTCCATTTCCTGTAGATAAATCTGGATTGTAAAAATTTACATCTCCAATTACACCAAAACTAGCTCTATAAAGTTTGAACTTTAAATCGTCAAAATCACTTGGATTCCAAGTTATTCCATTTTGTGATTTAAAAATAGAACCAGAAAGAGGTTGTTTTGTTACTACAATTTGTTTAGATTCTAGTTGAGTTTGTGACTCGGTATCAATCTCTCCCAATCTAGATAACCAGACTAGATACTCACTTGAGTTTGATAACAAACATATACAATGAAATTCTGATCCAGATAGATAAATCGGTGACTTGAATGTTACTCGCGTGGCCACTGATCCATCGTCGGATACATTTACATCTTTAGGATCTACTACAATCTCACTAAATGGATATACTTTATTCGATGGAAACCCCAAATTCATTGGTCTCAATTGAACCGTTACTGGAAGTTCCGGATCTTTGGAGAAAAAATAAAGATCAACAGAAGTTACAAATATTCCACTCTTTGGCTCTACATAAAAAGATTGTGCTAATGGATCTACTAGTTTCATTTTTTTATCTGTTGATTTTTACTCAAGTTTATTACTATTAATTATTTATTTTTCTAGTTAAATAAAATTTTCAGCATTTTCTTCTCCATAATTTAAAGTCAATTCCTCACCAGCATCAATATCCCTAATAGCATAATGCCTCATTACTTCATTTACTTTATCTATTTCATAATCTACATTTGGATCAAAACTATGATTATACAATCCACAAAAACCCATTCCTATAATACTAAATTCATTATCTAAATTGTAACTATAACTTACACAAGAAGGAGCATTATTTAATTCTTCTAAAGGTACTTTAAAGTAAGGAAATTCCTCTAAAATTTCATATTTTTTTATTGAATCTTTTGCAAAAACTCCCCATCTATGTATATTTGATCTTTGGACTATCATTTTTTCCGAAAATATCAAATCATTTAAATGCATTGACTTGAAAGACTCAACATTTCTTCTCATATAGTTTGACCAATAATTTTTTTTAATGAATCCATCTCTTGCTTCATTTCCTTTAATGCTTCAATGATAACAGGAATTAGTTGTTTGTAATCAACAGCAAGATATCCATTATCTTGCATTTCGACCATTTCAGGAAATTCTTTTTGGACTTCTTGTGCTATAACTCCATAAGAATTTCCTGTCACACCGGTTATTTCTTTCATTTTATTATTCCACTCATAATATTTTCCATTTAATCTTGTTATTTTATCAAGATACAATCCCATTATTTCAGATTAATACTAAACAATCTATTTAGTGCATTATTGATAGGTTGAATGTTGGTTTTTAAATTAATGTCACTCATACCCATACCACCACCACCACTACTACCGCCGCCACTGCTGCCGCCACTCATTCCTCCACCACTGCTACCACCACTACTACCGCCGCCACTGCTGCCGCCACTCATTCCTCCACCACTGCTACCACCACTACTACCGCCGCCACTGCTGCCACCACTGCTGCCGCCACTCATTCCTCCACCACTGCTACCTCCGCCACCGCCGCTCATAGAAGCTCCGCCAGCAGATCCGCCATTATTTCCACCACCACCACCACTCATAGAACCACTAGAATTTCCTCCTCTATTGCTCGAATTTGAATTGGAAGTCACAAATCCACCAGAACCAGAACTCATATTACTTCCACCACCCATAGAACCACCTGATATAACAATACTTGTACCAACAGATCTAGTATTATTTTTGCCAACAAATCCGTCTTTAGATCTTTGAGTAGTCGTAACTTGTTGACCTACAGTAACTGACCTATTAGTTCCTCCAGTTCTACTTACATTTGCAATAACTTTAGTATCAGTATTTCTAGATTTTACTCCAGACTGACTTAAAATATTATTCAGTTTTTCATCGCTAACAATTCTAGCATCTAACTTATCTTGTCTAATATCCTTATCTCGGGTCTTCCTCTCAAATCTTATATCGGCTGCAGTAAGAGTAACACCTTGTTGAGCGAATATTTGTTTAGCCTCTTGGGTGGAAATGCTCTTCTTAGATTCAAGTTCAGCATAGTTGTATTCTTTTCCTTGATATGTAACGGTTTGAAGTTCAACGGCAACTGTTTTTCCAGTTCCTCTTGCAGTTGTCAATAGGTACTCTACACCAGTTGTTGGTGCGACTGGAGGATTGGGAACATCAACTGGTTTAGATAGAGGAGTATCATTATCACCTCTTCCACCACCACTAACTGGTGCGGGAGAAGGAGGAATTGAAGGAACATTGATTGGAGTAGTTTCTACAACAGTATATCCATCAGAAACAACCGAAGTTGCATCGATGACTGTTTGGTTTTCAACTCTAACATTTCTTAAAGAAAGAACATTTTCTTGAGCCTTATTAACTTTACCTTCTGCATAGAATTTTTCTTCTGCACTAGTAATACTTCCCTGTACTTGAGAATTTAGATTGCTACTTGTCAATCTGAATAATTTTGTTCCTGTTGTAAAATAAGGATTTGTATTGATGTTTGGATTTGGAATATAGAAAGATCCTATTATAACCCCAATACTATCAGTAATTAATCTGACATCTGCAACTGTTGCTTCAGCTCCGCTAGTTTGTCCTTTTAACTTCATTCCTGGAAGAACATATCCATAATATAAACCCTGTGATTGATATGCTAAACTATATGTGTCTACATTTAGAGTAGTTGAAGTTGTAGAATACTCAGAAGGTAAAAATTCGTTTCTATTATATGGATTTGAAACATAGATATCTGAAGGATTATTATATGGACCATACTTATGATTAGAAGAACTTACTCTAAAAGATATTGAAGGACTTTCTTGAGTATCTTGTGAAGAACCTTCGATATAACCTTTAACAGTTTCTCCAACTACAAATGATCCAAACTGCATAGAAACTTCAATTAGTTTTGGAACAATAAATCTATTAATATCCTTTCCGTCAAAAAACGCATATACTCTTGTAGAGGGTTTTAATCTCTTTGCAACAAATTCAATATTTCTAGATCTCATGTATGGAATTATATCCGTACTTAGAATCTTATCGCCAAGAGAAACTGTACTAAATTCTGCTTTAGTGCTAGTTCTTAATCCTTTTCTAGCGGCTGTTCCACTAGCCAATGTAATATCATACGTTTCTTGGAAAGTATTGCCATACTCATCTTGAACAACTTCAGTTTGAGTTTGTTTAGTGGTTCCTGTCCAATTAGTTTCCCAAGATCCCCAAATTACGGGTCCAAAACCAGTTTGCTTATCTAAATCAGCAATGCTGATTTGAGAGAAAGTTTCTGTATAATTGCCTTGTACATTAATATTATTCGCTGACAATCTTACAGTATCAACCCAAATATCAGAAGAAGGTGTTAACTCTATGGTACCATTGTAATAAGCAACTCTATATGGAGCAACACTTTCAACTCTTGTGCCATAAGGTTGATCTATTTCTAAAACCTCAGTATAATCTAGTGTTATTACATCGCCAGTTCTCTTAATTCCAGTTCCAATCAAATCGGTCACATATCCAAGATCTGCTGTTGGATCATATACTCCATCAATTCCAACAAATGAAGTTGATCCTAAAAGTAAGTCAATTGAAGTTGTATAAGGAGAAGGTCTTAGTTCTGAGTTTTTGACATCAATACTATTCTTTACTATCGTTTTCTTTAGTTGAGACTTAGTATCTGAAAAATCATCGACAAAGAAACCGCACTTAAATCGGTTCAATCCATTTGTGTCTCTAATTTGTAGATTGGAAGTATCACTTTCCAGAAGAGACAATGAAGTATAGTATTCTAGATTTTTAATTCTATTTTCTAAACTAGAGATATCAACCATTCTATATCTCTTATGCTCCATCATGCTTATGTTAATGGAACTTAGATCACACAAATATGCGGGAAGTAGCATTGTTGCAACTTCTATAGCATCATCTGCTGGTAGTGGTGGTTGAGGATTATCTGAGGGTTCTCCTTTACTTAACTGCAAATATCCTTCTTTAGTTAAGAAAATTTTATCTATTCTAGGCAAATAATAAGAATAATCTAATAGTATTGACTCATCTGAAGCTAAAATATTAGATGCAGAATTTCCGCTAGAAGTAAATGATCTTGCCAAAAACTCAAATGGTGATCTGGATCCAGAAGTTACGGAATAATTTGATACTCTAGGTCTAATATCAATAATATCACTTGACTTAACTCCATTAATTGCAGGTAAATCACAATAATCAAATTGGTTATATGAATTTATTATTGTAATATCCCCAGTGTCTGATGGCAGATAACTTGCAGACTCAAACAATATCTTCAATCTTCTTGTTGGCTCTGAAGATGTAGTCTTTCTTACTATTCTGGAGTAATCATAAATCGTATTTGTCTGACCATTTTCAAAAGTAAAACTATTTGTAATATTCTGATCTCCAGATTCTACTTCTGTTATTATTGCTTGTATTCCAGATTCTTTAAATTTTACGGTTTCACCAACTTTAAATCTATTCTCGTTTAAGTATATTAAAGAAATTTTTAGATCATTTAGTTTTTCAGAATAGATAGCTACTGCATTACTTTCTTTTCCTACAATTTCTTCTCCAATCAATAAATCGCCAGTTTTATTTGTTGGACCGGAAAGAGATATCATACTAATCGCAGGAAGATCTGGATTAGATGTATCATTGGACTCAAAAATACCAATTATTTTGGTTACATCTGGTTCCATCAAGCATATGTCACTATCCTGAACTCTAGTGCCATATGGATAATTTCCATATGTCAATCCGTCATTAAATGTAGTTGATCCGATTCCAGATCCTTCGTATTTTGATTTGTCAATTATAATTGATCTTACTCTATTTCTATTCTTAACCTTTTCTTTGATGTTAACTTTTCTTAGAGTTGCTATTAATCTAGCAGTTGTATTTGACCCTAATCCATTTATTGTAAGTTCTGTAGATCCGGAAGTAAATACAAATTTATCTGCACTTAAATTTTCTGTTTGTCCATCATATCTTATCAATACGTATCTTTCTTCATCAAATGGTAAAAAGGTTTCATTACTTCCAGCAACTATAGTTCCCGTTGAATTTGATGTGATATTGACAATAAATTCTTTTCTGATGGTTAAATTTGAATTCTCTAAATCTACAGAAGATATGTTTTGATTTGGTAATACTGTATATAAAGTATTATCGGTTGAAGACTGGAATCTTGAAGTTAAGATATTAAAATCGCTAGGATTAATAATTGTTGTTGGCAAATCTCCTTCACATACACCAATAACTTTGTTTACTGCACTAATTCGGATAGAATTTTGAAATACTGCCTCTATTCTTGCGTATGAGACTGTGGACAACCCAGGATTAGAGTAAGATACAATATTTCCTACTGTAGCTATACCGGAAAATATAAATGACGAGGAAGAAACAGTGCTTATTCCACCACTTCCTGCAGTTATATTTACTTGTCCAATATTAATAGAAGGATATTGTTTTACATCTGCAGTAAAAGTTGAAGCAGAACCAACAACTCCATACAGAGATTTGATGTCATTTGGATAATAATCCGTTATTGCTGTAGAAACTCTGCTTATACTTTCGGTACCATTGAATATAATTTTTTCGCCAACTATAAAATTACCTTTGGTATTGTATGCAGTAATGATACCAGAATTGCTAGCATCAAATCTTAAAAATCCAACAGCTCCGCTAGATTTTCCTTTAATATGAACAGAATTACTTAAAGATATTGGTTCATTTAAAAATATTTCAGTATATGTTTGAATATCATAAAGAGATATATCCCACTCATTAATATCTGGATATGCTGTACTATATGATCCCGATTCTAAAGCAAAATCATATACTCTTGCGAGTCCAATCTCTTTTCCTGAAGCAGTTTTTTGATCAGATCCAATCCTAGAATTTCTTAAACTTAAAGTATATGAAGTTGCAATCCCTAAGCTTGGGGATCCATAAACTCTATTTAAGGTAAATGTTGGTCCGGTTACATAATTAATACTTCTATTTTGTAATTTTTTAGTTGTCCTAGGCTTTTCAAAATCAATAAAAGTTGGAGATATGGTTTCTATCTCATATCCTCTAACAAAAGCTTTTAGTGGAGATATTTTGTAAGTACCAAGATCCTCTGAAGGTACTTTTCCATCATATGTTATCTGATCTTCTGTAAATAACCCATTGTTGCCCTTAAGATCGTTTAATGATTCTTGTACACTTAGTTTTGGTTGTACTACATAATAATCACCAGACTCTTCATAAGTCCTTCTGGCAAGTTCTTTTTGTAAAATATTATATTGTGGAGTATTAGATACTGATCTAAGAACACCATTCTCAACTTCTAGAAGTTGAACAAAATTTTCAACATCTTTTACACCTAAAGGAACCTTAGAAATTACTGCTTTTATAGATAATCTATCGGCACCTGGAGCAGAATAATTCGAAAATCCCTGTGCATTATCATTCAGCGATTTATCTTTATCTGAAGTAATAATATCTTCAAAGATTTCAAATCCAACTTTATAACTAGGAGTATTTGAGTATTGGTCTAATAGTATTGTTTGTTCTGGTACTTCAACAAAACAACCTCTTAAAAAGTAAACTCCAGAAGAAATTATAACCGCAGAAGAAGGTGAATTACAATCTACAGAAATTGTGGACGCAATTCCCTCTCCATCTTGAAATATTACTGATTGTTCTCTATTTAAAGAACTTTTTGTTGTTAGTGCCCCTTCAATTAATAAAATTTCTCCATCAGCAAATCCTTCATAACTATTAGTTTGAGAATCTGAATTTAAATAGTTTACATATAATGTATTATTTCCTCGATCCGAATTTGTAAAGTCTAGTACACCAATTACGGTTGCTCTTACTCCAGAATTCTGGCCCCTAAGAGTTCTTCCAATTAAACTTGGCAAATATGCAATAACATTGGTTCCCAAATACAAATTCTGAAGTTCAACAGCTTTATAACTATCAACATAGTTTACGCCACCAGGAATTACAACAGAACCTTCCTTGAAAAAATGATTTCCAAATTGTTCAATTTGATTTTGTAAAATGGATTGAATTGTTGTTAATTCTCTAGCTTGTACAGGGTACCCTGGTTTAAATAGTACCCTATAGTATCCATTTATTGCATCAAAATCATCAAAATAAGGTGATACATTGAGATTAGTTTCCTGGGGCATAACCGTTTAGAATTGCAAAATAACTTTTATATCTTCTTTTTGATTTGAAGACCTTGTTATTGAAGGTCTATTGTCAACATAAATTATATTTCCAGAATATTTTTTAACTTCTGGATCAGAAACTCCATCGACAAAAGTTTGTCCAAGATAATATGTCCTACTATTTATTGTAGTTGAGACACCACTAAAACTTGTGTCTATACCTAGATTGACACTTCCTCCATAAATTGTTAGCGAACCTCCGGATATTGGATTTGCACTAAATTCATTCATATCATATCCATAGATTGGTGTCGTATTTCTTGATCCATCACTATTAAAACCAACAAGAGTTCTATCTTGCCAGTATTTAAGAACTCCAGTGTCTTGGTCATAGAAAACAACCCTACCAACAGCCGTTATGCCAAGACCTATAGTTTGAGTAATAAAACTATTTTCAGTAAAGACCGCTGTGCTATATCCACTACCAACAAGTTTTAATGCTGACAAACAACTTGCTTTAGATAAAGTCAATATTGAATCCGAATTAAAACTTTCTGGATTTTCTATAATTCCAATTCTAGCAATCTTATTGCCTACAACAAAATCTGGATTTTGTATATCATTTTCAATTCTAGAATAAATTAAGATATTGTATGCGCCCAGTTCTCGGTATATGTCATATCCATGTCCACCTTTTGGTGGAATTATTAAATCAAACGTTGGTCTTGTAGAACCAGTTGGAACATTTCCAGATTCCAAATCAATTGTTCCGTATGTATATCCAGATCCACCTTTAGTTATCGTAACAGTATCAACTTTAGAATCATTATTGACCACAATAGTAGCTTCTGCTCCAGATCCATCACCCTTAATAGGAACCCTGGTATAAACTCTATTTGCAGTTCCTATACCAATACCTCTATTGGTAATAACTGCAATTTTTAGTTGACCACTAGTAGAAGCATTGTCCCTAACTGCAAAATTTTCTGCACTATTTTCCCAATCTGTTGGAACGGGAATAAAATTAATAGAATCAAATTTTACAATGTCACTTGGTTTAATTGTATAGAGATATTTCCACACATATCCATCTCCACTAGAACCTGCAGATCTTGGTTCTAAGTCCGTAAATGTTGGTTCGTCTAAAGATGGTCTTCCTGTAGGATTTTCTGGATCTGTTCCATTATGTAGACAAATATACACTCTAAAATCACTATTTACAACATAAAAATTTGAAGAATATATACTAGTAGCATTTGAAGGTTTAGATGTATTTGTCCTGCTAATATCATGACGATACATATCATAAGTGGTTCCGGAAGACCATGTTATTTTTCTAACCACTTGACGCACATCGTCACTTCCAATTTTTTTTAATGCTACGATAGTATCCCAATAATCGGATTCTTCGTTAAAATTATCTTTAGGTGCAAGTGGTGAAGTATCCCAAGTGGAACTATAATCTGTTGCATTGGTCAAACCAACAAATGCATAATAAGAATTTGCTGAGGAAGTTGCTGCAGAAACAAAATTTTTTGCATTTAATATTCTAAATTGATCAGTTATAATTGCAGACATTTTTAACGTTTTTTATTTATTTATGAATTATAATTAAAGTATCTCAATGGATTTAATCTAATTAAAATTGGATTAGTTGACAAACCAGTTGTTCCATTGTTATTGTACGAATTAAATGCTGTTGGATTAGTTCTGCTATTTGTAGAAACTTTTCCCCAACTATAATTGCCATAGTATCCTGTGTTAGCAATTCCTGTTAACCCATTATAAGAAGAAACTGAAGTTATGACTCTTGAAACATAAGTTACACCTATACCAGGTATACTTCTTGTTACATTAGAAACAGAAATAACCTCATAAACATTGTCCAGAAACTCCGTGCCAACGCCAACGATAGATTTATCTCTCCTTAAAGAAGTTACACCATTTCCAACATTTGATTTATTTACTACGAAATAATATCCAGTAGAAATTCCACTAATTGTTATTGCTGTTCCTACAATCGAAGAATTTCTCAATATTGAATTTTGTGGAATATAGAAATCAAATGCAATAGCAGTGGAAGCAACTCCAACTACTGAAGTTGTTGCAACACCAACAATTCTTCCAAAATCACCCTCATATGAAACATATTCAATAATCTCTGAAATTGGTTCTGGATCTTCAATTAAAACAACAGGAGGATTTGTTGTTGTATATCCAATTCCACCATAATTTATTTGAATTGAAGTTACTACTCCCGCAGAAATAAATGCATTTGCAGAAGCTCTTAGAGTGGTGCCCAATCCGACAGGATTTGCAATAGTAACTGTTGGATTTGTTGAGTATCCAATTCCGCCACTTGTAATATTAATAGAACTTATCGTTCCTGCAATTGATACTATTGCGGTACTAGCAGCCGATACTTTTTGATCTTGTGAAGTCAATTTGACTGTGTAGTAGATTGAAGAAGATGTATTCTCCTTAGCACTATCAAAGAATGACTTAACACTTTCCACAAAAATAAATGTAGATCCTACTCCAACACTTTGTATTATATTTGTTGATGGATTTACTAAGGGTTCATACCATTCTCTGTTTTTGGAAATTTGTATGCCGTCAATAATAACATCCTCTGTTTGTCTGCACCAGATTACAGGTCTTAAAAGATTTCTATTTGAAGAAACACCAATATTAGAATATGGGTTTGTCAAAACACTATCCGAAGAATTAACTCTTGTGACCAATCTATTTGTTTGATTTAAACTAAGATCTTCACTATAAATTCTTAACTGATCTCCAACTTTAACAGTTTCTAAAATATCAACAGAAACTACATCGACACCTTCAGTTCCCTTATAGAAAAGAATTTTAGAAGTATCTCCTGCTCTAGGTGCTTCTACAAACTTGATAATGCTTCCACCTTCAAATATGTAGGATTGTCCTGGTGTTTGTAAAATATCATTTATAAACACTAGCAGTGTAGATTCTACATTAATGTTTGATCCTTTTTTGGATCTTATTGACTGTTGAACTCCATCAATTTTTATTGGGAAAGTATTAACTTGACCATCAAATAATTCATCTATATTATCAATAACTTGAAAACTTCCAAGAGACCAACCATTAAACTGGTCATTATAAATTCTATCGATTGATAATTCAAATGGTTGAAGATTCTTTGTTATATCTGTTGGAATGCCAGTGGATCCACCATACTCAATAGTTAATTTTTCACCCTGACCGTATCCATACCCATTATTTTGTATCTCAAAGTCAATGATACTTGATCCTTGTCCAACTACAATACTAATAGTTGCTCCAGTACCAAATCCAGGAGTTGAATTTGTGGAATAAACTAAAGGAATATTTGAATATGATAATGGAGAATCAAAAATTACCTTTGGTGGATTACTTGAAGTATATCCAATTCCAGGATTTGTTATTGAGACACCAACAATATTTCCATTACTAACTGAAGCAAATCCAACATAGGTTATATTTGTAGAAGTTAATGATTCTGTATACACACCAACATTAACAGTTGTTTGAATTCCAGATCTATATCCAGATCCACTATTTCCAATACTTATTGCTGAGATTGTTCCTGCAGAAGAAACGATTGCAGTTCCACCTGCAGCAACAAGAGGTTGATATCCAAAACCTTTAGTGGAACCAACAGAAACAATCTGTCCTCCGAATGGTAAATTTGTGCTAGTAATATCATCTGGATCATATGATCCATTAAATGTTATTGAAGTTATACCTGCATTTTCTGTTAATGTATAGTCTCCTACAATATCAACTACTCCAAGTCTTTGTGGTCCTTGGAATATTTGATTGATCAGAATTACCGCATTATCTGAAGAAATTCCTGAGATATTTTTGCCTTCTGATCTTAATGTAAATGTTGACTTAATTCCAGTAAACCCTTCAGAAATATCGTCAAAAATATAATTTTTACTATAAGGATCACTTGTAGAATTTGTAGCGGAAGACCTCATAAAAGATCTACCACTAAATGTTGAATGAGTAGTTATTCCTGTATAGTCTCTATCATCTGGTCTATTACTATCAGTTCCTATAGGAGATTTTCCATAAGGTGCTTTAAAGAAATTAATAGTATTTCCAACAATATTATAATCTCCTAATATCTTTTTAATTAAACTGCCAACAGTGTGAATTCCAATATTTGTACCCATCCAACCACGTTGGACTTGTACAATATTAGTACTTCCAAGTCCTACAGTATTCAATCTCATAATTTCATCATCGACCATAATTAAGTCATCGCTGAAGAATGAAGTAATTCCTGAGAATTTGACTCTATCATCAACGATTTCAACTGTTTTCGCGCATGTCGTAGTAATAGAAGAACCAACAATAGGAGATTGAATTACATTATCAATTGTCACTAATACTCTAGAATTTTGTCTCTTAGAAGTAAATGAGTGAACAGTTCCGATACCAAGTGAATTTAATTGCAGTGGAATTGGAACAGCCTTTAAAGCATCTGTTGCAGAAGCAGCAACTCTTATATCTAAGTCACTTACTTTAATTGCATAAATTGATCCTGGCAATTTATTGGTTATTCCTATTCCGGGAATTGATATTGCAGTTGTAATTCCAATAGATTGAGTATTTCCAATTCCAGGAGAAGAATATTGGAGTTCTTCGCCAGTAACAAAATAATGTTCTGGAATTCTTATAGTATTATTTGTAATATTAACAACGCTTGAATCGGTGCCGTCAAAATAACGCTTAAAGATTTCTCTACCGCTGCTAGTTAATTCAAAAGATCTTCTAACATCTCTTTCAGTACCTTCATATGATCCATAATTACTCTTTATAAATCCATTATTCAAATCAATATTATTTGTTGCTATTCCCTCATCCAATGGTTTCATTGCAACTTGGAATATTCTAACCTGTGCATTAATATTTGGATTTGGCGTAAAGTATAAATTAGTTTGATTTCCTGAAATGTCAGATCCAAAAGTTCCAAGTCCACTATGAGTTTCTACAATTCCAAATTCTGTAATTGAGGTTGTATTGAAAACTGTCTCATCAACAACAACCAATTCTGAAATCTGATATCTACTATTGGTTGTATCTTCGACAGAAGCAATATAATATGCACCAGAATAATCACTAGAATAACTTGAAACTAAGTTTTGAGTTGGGGCAGATGTAGAAGCTATAGAGACATAATTAGAACTTAATGAAGATGTGCTCAATATTGCAGTTCCTGTACCAACAGAACCACTTGTATTTGCCGCAAAAGATATTGCCATAGTGTTTATGGTTGCAGCTACTCCTGGATTTGGTATAAATTCTACTATTAGTCCAGGACCAGACAAATATGCATTATATGTACCCAGACCACTACTTGCATATGCATTTCTTGAGTGATTTGTAATTTGACCATATTCTAAGAGATCTACATTTGTTCCATCGTGAATAGCAGTTAGTTCATCGTATTCATATATGTCATTATTAGATTCTATTTGTACTAATATTTTTGTTGAACGATATGTAGATGCTATCGATACGATTGTTGAGGGAGTGGACGAAGAAGCATTAACATTACTGGTCGATAATCTTATAATATCTCCAAAATAAGAGGTAGAAGTTGCTGTAACGTCGTCTTTTAAATTAAATGACAGAAGACTAATATTATAGTCATTAACTGTATACTTAGAAGGATAAAATAGTAAATTGCCCTCATCGCCATTTACAGTGAAGTCAAATGATCCCAGATCTTCTAGATAACTTTCGACTCTTCCGTATTGATTTAAATACCCAAAATCATTATCATATAGTAAAGAAACTAATAGAATTTGTCTATCCGAACTAAATCTCTTATCTCTTACATATGTAATATATTTTCTAGATCTGGAGTCATTCATTCTAAATGTATCAACAATAGAAAATGGAGTTGATCTAGGAACACTCTTGAATGTGTCACTAAAATCATCTATCTCTAATACTCTATTTCCTATTGATTGGAGATAATCTTGTATCTCTTTCGATGTAAAGACTATATCAGTTGAAATTATATTATTATCATTATTGATCGTTTCTTCAAAAACTAAATCATAATCGTAAATGTGATTTAGATTAATTGTAGAAGAAAAATCGCAGATTCCATAAAAATCTCCATTATCTTGAGAGGTTTGTATGCCAACATAATCCAAATCTCTTGTTTCTATAACAAGATCGCTAAATTTCTTGTATCCAACAACGTGATTTAAATTACTTACTGGTGTATTCCAGGTTTCATATGGTATTTCTGATTTCAATGAGTATGAAAAATATTGATAATAGTCATTATCATGAATTTTTTGTAGACTGCTGTTTAAGAATCCAGTTTGTCTCTCCCACCCTTTAGTTACAATAGAAGAAGAATCAATTTCATAAGTTGCCTCAAAAGACTCTTTATTTGATATTAATCCTTGAGATTTTGAAGATAAACCTCTCAATACAGTATTTGTATAAAATTCTTTGTTTGTGGAAACTTTTAGAATTTCATTTTTTTGATCCCAATTTTCAACTATTCCGATTGAATCATCTGATACTACAGTCTCTCCCTTAATAAAATTATTTTTTGATAGAATTGCGTCAAACTTTGGAAAATGTTTTTCTGGGATTATCCTACCCTTTGAATTTATAGGATCATATCTTCCAGGAACTTGCCCTGATGAAATATATTCGGTAAGATCATATGTGACAGTAGCATTAATGCCTCCTATATTTGGAGATACTGCTACAACAGGGAATAATCCATAAGAGTATTGTGAGGAATTATAACCTCTTCCTGTAGATCCTAGACCAACACTAATGTTCTCAATTAGAACTTTATCTCCAACAGAGAATGGGAAGTCTGAAGCATTGCTGTAACTAACTGCAAGTCCAACAGTGACATAATTTGTCAATGGATTGTATCCAATTGACGATATTCCAACTCCATTGCAATTATTTACAGGAATAATAATTGGAGGAACGTTACTAATTCCTGTTGTATTTTTGAGAATAGTAACTTCTGTATCACCTACTTTATAGAACAAATCAACATCATCAACAATTTTTCTAGTTAATCCGTCTATTACCAAAAGGTCTGGTGAAACTGCATAATTTATACCAGCAGAAGTTATACCAATCTTTTCAAAAGAAGTTAAAGTTGAAATTTTTAATATTTCTGGTAGTTTTGCTAACGGTCTAATTGTAGTATCAGCATAATAATCATAACCAATATCATTTATTATTGACGTTTTAACTTGCCCAATACTTGAACTGTATGGCAAGAGGACAGCTCCAGTTCCCTTTTCACTTACAATGGTAGAAATTCCTGGAAGTTTTTCGTACTGAGATCCAGTAGTATCAACATCTAGTGCATAAATTTCACCATATGAAGTTTTTGAGTCAGTATAATATTCAAATAATCCTTCATTTTTTCTGTAAATATTTTTTTCAGGAACAGTTGGCATACTAAAACTAAATGTAGTAGATCCAATTCCCGAAATTTTATATGTTCCAGTATATTCACTTTCATATCGATATATTGTATTTCCCTCTTTAATATATTCTGCATCAATTATTATCTGTGATTTTTCTACTGGGATATTGTCAATATTTACAACATCCAATTTGTAATATATTGTCTGCGGGAAATTTTGTGTTGCATTAATTTTTACGTTAGCTGTTGGATCAATACCAACAACTCCTTCCCTATAAATTTCAAATTCGTTGGATAACTGAGAAGTTTCAAATTTATTTTTGAAATTTTTATCTAGATAGAAATTCAGTTCAAACGCAGGATATAAAGTAGAATTTTTGCTATAAGAAAGAGAAGAATCTGACAAATCAAAAATAACAGAAGATCCTTTTAAAATTGCCAATTCTGGGTTTATTGGCGATAATGTTCCAAAAGAGGAGCTTCCAATACTTACTATTGAAGGTTTTGAAGATACTGATTCATAATAATTTTCGGATAGTTTAATTTTGTTTTCATCTAAAACTACTGCATAATAAATTTGCTCATTAGTTAATCCTGTACATGGAGAAGTAGATGTATGAATTATCTTTTGTCCATTATTATATCCATGATTATTAATTGTAATAATATCATTGACAATATCAACATCCGAAGAAACAAAAGATCTTGGATTTACTATCAGTCTTCTATTGTAATCATTATACTTGACTACAATAGTTGTTGATATTCCTGGAGAAGAATTGATATAAACTGAGTCTTTTATGTTTAAACCGTGCGTTGACGCAGTAGAAATGGTGACAATATTTTTAATTCCAGAACCAATAACAACGTTGTCATAATTTGTTCTAAAGCTATGTATTGTTCCAGTACCTATGCCAGTAAAGTATAAAATACTTGTAGGTTTGCTGCTATCAATACCAACATAAGTTCCTGTTGACCCAACACCAACTTTAAGAGTTGATATTCCTATTAAATCATTATTAATCCTTACAGAATAAACTATTTGATTATCTAATAGTTGGAAACTAGAAGATCCATTTGTTGAAACGGATACTGGTGTTCCTCCGTTAGAAAAATAGACTAGTCTATCTCCAGTTTCCAATCCATGATTCTCATAGTAAATTGACCTTACTGGAATAGTTACAGTAGAACTTCCACTACCTGGATTTGAAATGTATGCAGTATATGTTCCAGTTATACCAATTCCAAGCGATTCTGAAGGATTAAAATAAATTTCCCTGTTTACTCTATACTGGTTAGAAGTATTATAACCAACATTAATGGTAAACTTTCTTGAATTTTCGTATAGGGGCGTTAAAGATGTATGTGCAGATCCGACAGTATTATCATACTGCCTTAATACTTTAATTCTTGAAGATTTTATATCGACGGACAATACTTTTACTTTTTCGGTACCTATTCCTAATACATCATTTTCTCTAATATTTGGATAAATTAGAGATCCTGAAATATTAAAATATGTAACAATACCAGTTGCAGCTGCACTTCCAATTCCAGATATTAATTTAAATGTTTCCGATCTAACACCAACTTCATATAAATTTTTTAAACTTGTAGTAGTTGTATTGATTCCTGTTATATAAACATAATCAGAATTTTTAAATCCATGGGGCAAACTTGAGAATCCTATGAAACTACCTAACGTTAGATATGGAGAAAACTCTATATTTTCAATTTTATTAGTAGAGCATGATATTTCTTGGATTTCATTTCCTTTAACCAAAGAAACTCTGGCTGAAGCTCCTCTTCCACCAGTTTCTGTGTTATCAAATACTACCAAATCTCCAACGTTATAATTGATTCCTCCACTAACAATTCCTACAGATTCTACCGCACCTTTAGTTGCAAACTTAATTTTGGAAGTTTGATTTTGTATATTTGAAGGTTTTATTAAATAATCATAAAAAGTGTTTTCATTTGTAAGTCCATATGGTGTTGTATTTCTAAACCAATATGTTCCACTTAAATCTATACTATCTTGATTAGCATATCTTGTAAAATTATATTCTATTGGTTTGGATCTAAATTTATTTCCTATTAGATATGGGAATTCGGGTTTTTTGTAGTTTTTAAATACTCCAGAAGATTCTACAGTATCAGAATTGATCGTAGAGAAATATGCATAAACACCATTGGGATATTCGGGAGTTATACACCATCTTCCATTATATTCGTCCAAATCTCCTTTTGCTTTAAATTCATAATCCTGAACAAAGAATCCTTTTGGATATAAATCTAAACTTGGTCTAGTAGTGGGCAAATTCTGTATTATTTCATATCCAGATATCATTTGCTTAACTGTTCCAGATCTAGATCCAACTTTAGTAAATCCATAAGGACCATAAATTGGATTTCCGTCATATGCCCACCCAATAATTGGTGAGTGAGATGAAGATTTAACTTCCTTATCATTAATCAGAATTAAATCTGGTGTATAATTTAAATTGCCATCAACAAATCTTGAAGACAATAATGTTTTTCTTAAGCTTCTTGGTGAATATATGTGAGTATATTGTAATCCATAGTCACTATTAAGACCAGAATCTACTATCCCGTCATCATTTGAGATTTTATTATTTTGGTATAATTTTTCAAATAAATTAATTGTCCATTCTTTAATCTTTGCCTCAAATTTTGCTTCTTGCCCTCTAGACAATACAATCGCTGTTGTATTTGAAGTATTAAATCCAACTCCACCATTAATTACTTTCACTTCTGTTAATTTTCCATCATTAATTATTGGAGTCATTAAAGAAGAATAACCGTCTCCATAATAAATTATTTCTGGAGTCGAATTATAATTTGCGCCAGAATTATTGACTAAGACATCAACAATTTTTCCATTTGAAACAATTGGTGTTATTTCCGCACCATCGCCATTAACAAGAGTAATTTGGGGTTGTCTATTATATCCAATAATATCGGAACAACCATATCCAACTCCACCAGAATCTAAGAAAACTGATTTAATTTCCCCTAAAATAATAGGTCTAATTTTAGCATTAAAATCTTGTCCAGATTTTGTAGAAACTCCTATCACACCATTGATTAAAATTTCAATAGGTGGGTAGTTAAAGTAATGATTATCATCATTATTTGATGTCAAATTGACAAATTGATTTGTTTCATAGAAATATCTAGATAATGTACTTCCAATTCCCACTTCAGATAACTTAAATTTATCATCGTCAATTTTAGATACAAAGTATTTTTTAGAAGTTGATAATCCACCAATAGGGTTTATTGACTCATAAGTTATGATATCTCCCTCATTATACCCATGATTTTTTGCAGAAATTTCATTTGAATATGTGTTGATTCCAGATCTAGTAACTGATATTTTTCTATTGGTAAAATTATATCCAGCGTTTAAAATATTAATAAATCCAATTCTATTTTTTGGTGAATATGATCTGAATCTATGATTACCAATACCATATGATGTCAAATTGACAGTATTAATTCCGATAATGGCATCATTTTGAGTTTTATGTAATTTGACTGTATATGCGTCCTCTACATAAACATAATATTGAGAATCTGTAGTCAATCCGCCAACAGATTGCTGCTTATCTGTTCTGTAAATAACCCTTTCAGAATCTCTAAATTTATGATAAGTTGAAAATGCTATAGTATTATTTGACAAGTCTACCATGTTGGCATTTGATGATGAATTAAAATCAACATAATGCTCAAATGAAGTTAAAGTTGCTTTGGCAGTTGCTTCCTGCCCATTTAAACCGCTAATAGTTATAATTGGTTCTGATATATAATCAAACCCAGGATCTATAATATCAATTCTTTCTAAGGTTCCGACAACTGAACAAAATCCAGTTGCGCCAACACCAATTTTATCTGTTATTTGTAAAATTGGGGGATTTACTACATCATAATCGTATCCTCCACCAGAGACGATAATTTCTTCTAGTTCTCCATAAAAAATACTATCAGAAGATTTGTAATTTAATACTTCAACACCATTAACTAAAATTCCAATTGCTCCAGGCAAAGTTTCGTAAATATTGCCATCGTCTTCGGGATCTGATATTTTTCTTATAATTTTTTGAGGTTCAACTTTCTGTGAATTGAATTTGTAATATTCAAACTTATTGTTTACGACAGTTCCATTAACACTTACAAATTTATTATTGTCTATATTAGATCTACTTTTGGATAACTTTATTGTATCCTCATCAATTTTTTTGACATAATATATGCCATTAAGAATATCCAATCTATTATTCTCGTCAGACTCATTATACCAGATTGCTTCTCCGGTATAAAATCCATGTCTAACAATTCTTAATTCTTCTCCAGAAAAAGAACCAGAAAAAGTAACTGATAGATCATTAATGTTGAGTGGTTCTTCATGATAAGTTGGTAATGATGGGGAAGTTACAAATGTAGAATCCAAATCCGTATATACATTTTGTATATTTGTAGTATAGAGACTTAGTTCTGGTTGATTTGTTGAATTTACTCTTGAAAGAGATTTTTTTACATTAACTATTAAATTAGTTGGTGGTATTAACCCTTGCCCTTTAATTATGCAAGAATTTCTATTTTCTATCGAATAAATTGTTGTTTTTATGATAGAACCATCAGTCAACAATAATTCTAGAATGTCCCCAATGTTGAAAATATTTTGATCTATTGTTGCCAATCTATAAGTATAATCTGTAGAATCGATAAGATCTAAAGATTTTATTGTATAACTTGGGCATATATTAAAGATCCAATTATTATCTCTAAACTTTTTAGAGTCATATCCTAAAGTTTTAATTCTTACGGTATCATTTTTTGCAAAATAATAAGTGTTATCAATGATATCTAAATCAGAAAGGACCCCTGTTACTCTAAACTTTATTATTTGGTTATTTTTTCCATATCCATAAGCATATGCGTCCACATTTAAGTCGGATCCTGCAGGAATATTTTGATCTATTCCATAGCAATTATACAGCTGAGTTAAACTTTTACCAGAGTATCCAATAGAAACTGTAGTTCCATTGTCCAATTTGGTATATAAAATTGCTTCAGTGGGAAATGATACTGTAGAATCTACATCAATAAATGTGGCTCCTATTGAAACATTATTGAGTATTTTTGTTCTTGGGTGTATCGAAAATTCTCCAAATATAGATCCATTGAGTCCAATATCTTTTTGGTAATCATAATCAAGACTAAGAACATAATATTCTTTTCCATCTCTTAAAATCTTTTCTATATTATTGACAACACCATTTGCTCCATTGTAAAGATCACCTTGTTCCTGATATATCGTTCTATTCAATAGTTCGCTTAGATCTTCGCCTTCTAGAGACTCTACAACTAAATTTCTAACTACTCTATACTGAGCATTTGAAGGCTCAATTAAATAATCTTTTGGTTTTATTACTTCAACGTCTACTCCATATAGGGCTTTGAATAAAATTTTGTACGATTGATCAGTTCCTTTTGAAGTATAAAAATCTTTTGAATTTGTAATGAAAAGTTCTTCGTTTAAATTCTCATAAAATTCTCTACCTTCAAATCCAGGAACAACTTGTTTTTTTATTTTGTTGAAAAAGTCTTTAAGAAATCTTATACTTAAATTACTTACTGTAGATCCACTAGCATGTGTTGCTATTCCTGATTGAGAGAATATAAGTTGATCTAAATTAGTATTTCCTTGATATGTTGTAATACCACTAAATCCTCTAGCGCACCCAACAAATTGATTTGTTGTTATTCCAGTATAGGTAATTATTTCAGAATCAATTTGAATCAATCCATAACTATCAGGAAATCCATATGTGGATTCTACCTCAATAACATCTCCCAAAGAATCGATGTCATTAATTAGAACAGTAGAATCTGTAAGATTGGTTAAATTTTCCAATTTTACATATTGATCTATGTTCTGAAGTATATCAGATACTCCTCCCTTAGCATCGAGTGATTTATAATACTGAGATAGAAATTCCGCGACAAGAGGATACTCATCGCGTACAAATAATGGAAGTTGATTTTCAACAATAGAGTTGATTTTGATTCTTGTATCTGCCATTTCTTATAATCTTACTAAGTTCCCTGTGTCGTAGCTTGATGTAACTATGTATGTTGTGCCAGTATAGGATGTATTTTTGTATGGAAGGTTGAGATCAGAAATATCTGATCCAGATGCAATTTCATCCTTTAAGGTAGTAATGAAACTATTATTGACATCCAACTGTAAATATAAATCTTTTAATCCTATCACATCATTTGATAATGGTATTGCGGATATTTCAATAATTGGTCTTCCTTCAAAGTTCTTTGAAGTGCCAACAATATTAACTGGATTTAGAAAAATTTCTCCTTTTAAATAATCTATTTTACCTACAGATTTTTTAATCGTTGAAGATTGAGTATCTGAATCCAATCTAAAGAAAAACAAAGAACCATATCTACCATCAGTCCCCGAATCTGGAATATCTGCCAGATATACAGTCCCTGTTATTCCTGCAATTTCAAATCCAGAAGATTTAATATTGTATCCATTTCCACCCTCAACATAAAATTGATTTCCAAAACATATTTCATATTCTGCCAAAGAATTTAATGTTGGACTTAAATCTCGTCTTATTTGAATTCTTGTAATATTTGAGGTAATAGATTGATCTGAATTATCAATTATTTTTAGGAATTTGCTATACTTAAATTTTGCACCATATTTATTCAATTCCGAAGAATTTGCATATTCATTAATGTTATTAAGTACGCCCGTAGAAATATTACTTGGACTTGAAGAGAAATTAGTATTATAGTAAATTCTACTGTCAAATTCAACATAAAGATATTTTAGGTCTAAAATTTCTGGAACTATTCCTGCTACACTATATTTTCTCAAGGAGGATATGATATTATCTTTGATTGAGTTTGGTACAAATGCTCCGTTAGTTGGTTTTATAGTTATAAAAACTTTTCCATATTCTGGAGGATCTAAATTTTCACCCCCAAAAGCAGAAACTGATTCTGCTTCAGGATAAATTTGAGGTACAATCGCTTCATAATCTGCAGCAGTTACAGCCCTATTTTGTGCTGCATATATTCTAGGAGCATATTTTTTAATCGAATTAATAGATTCAATATCCTTTCCTCCCGCTGCTGACTGATCTGTTGTTAGATCTGATATATCGCTAGTTATAGTATTTCCTTCATTATCAATGATTCTTCCTGCAAAAGTGAAGTTACTTAGACCATTTGCCGAAGGTCCATTGGTAACAATATATGAAACTTCAATATAATTATTTGCAGATAGCTTTTTGCCAAAAATACCATCTCCAAATACCAATTCATATCTTTGATCTTCTATTTCTTGAATAAAGAAAACCTTTGATTCTGGACCAATATCAAATAAACTATCCGACAAATTATATTTTGTTGATGACGATGAATTCTGATTGTCTCTTACCTGAACACTTATTAGAGAAGAGTCAATATTTGCATTATTTAAAATAAATTTTTGATTTGGATTTAAAGAATCTACTGTAAAATTAGAGGTTAGGTAGGTTCCTTCATAAATTTCAACATCTGAAAAAAATGCTATTTTATTTACAACTGGAACAGTGATATCATTTAATATACTAAAAGTGTAACTTTCTCTGCCAAAGGAAGTTGGTGTAGAGCAAACAATTCCTCTTTTTAAAGTTAAAGTCACAGGATTAAATGATAATTCTGTGGTATCTACAAAAAAACTTATTTTAGATCTTGGGGAAATTCTAGATTTTGGTATATATCCAATATTTTTCGCAAGAGATACTACATTCTCTCGCAAAGTTGCACTATCGATAAAAATTTCATTACTTATCATATTGGCATTATACGAAGAAATGTACGTATTATATGCCAATATATCTAAGATAATAGACAGATTAGATCCTTCGAAATCATAATCAGTAAAATTCGAGTTCAATCTAAGATAATCCTTTATTGAACTCTTAATATCGTTGAAATCTAAATTTGTAAAATTGACTAATGCCATTTATCGTGACTGCTGTAATGCAAATGATAGTTGCTGAGGTAATGCCTCTATACCAATAATATAATATTTTATGACCACATTAAATTCATTGTTATCATAATTTGGTGTAATATCAATACCTATTAAACTAACTCTAGGTTCATTATTTTTGATTGTAAGTTCAATTTCGCTTTTTAATATTGAAGCAGATATCTCATCAATGTTTTCAAAGAGTAAACGCGATACTTTTGATCCAAATGTTTCATTAAAAAATTTTTCGCCCGTTCCATATAAAACTAAATTTCTAACGGATCGAGCGATTGCGGTTTCATTTTTAATTGTGAGAAGATCATAGTTCAGGGGACTCACCTGAAACGAAAGACTTATATCTTTAAATCCCTTTGAAATTCTTTCGACAGGCATTTATAATATTAAAGTTTATAAATTCTGTATTATTTAGAGACTTTTTTACATTCCTATTATTGGTTCTGTACCATATTCCCAGTCATCATAGTCTTCATCATTTCTTATTTTTGAGTGAATTTCATTTTGATGAAAGAAATCATGCTTTTTGGGTGTGAGGTCATCATTTGCAATTTCTCTAAGCATTTTTTGCTTATTGATTTTAGATTCCCAACCATATTCTGAGGACAAATACTGAGTTCCCCACTCATTTTTCATGAAATTTTGATCTTTATCGACTTGTTTGGTCATTTTTTTGCTCCTGATCTGTTAAATCAGAACTTTTTACGGGGTTGCTATCCCGTTTTTCAATCAAATCGTAGTCATCTTCAAGAATTTCTTTTAGATAATCATTATCCCACATATTATAATATTCACTTTTAGCAAGATTTTCTCTGAATTTACGTAATTTGTCCGTTGGTTGTCCTAGAATTAAATTATATTTTCCGTTATTCGTTTGAATTCCTTTAATGTATGTTTTATATGCGCCACAATCTTCAAAAAATTTCCACTTTTCATGTTTTTGATTATAATAATCTACCCAAAATTGAACAGTATCCAAATCAAAATAGTCTTCTATGATATAAATGATAACTTGATAACCTTCAATTGGTATAATATCTTCTGCGGAGCACTCTATGATCTTAAATTTTGAGTTTGCTGCAAAAGGACAAATTGCAAATCCATTCAATTCTGGACGAACTTTTGATACTTCCTTTATCCAATTTAAGATATAAAGTTCTTTATCTGAAAACATAAAAAAAGAGTGCTTATTTCTATTTAAGCACTCTAAAAAAATTATTTACCTTGTCCCCGATACTTCTTCTTACGTCCATTACGAGAAGTTGGTGAAAGTAATGTACGAGGAGAACGCCCCTGACGAGTTTTCTTGGGTGCTCCTGGTTCAAAGATTACCTTATTGTTTCCACCTTTAGCCATTTAAATTTCCTCCAGTTCAATATCAATAGGATCAAAAGACTTTTCCTCATAGAAGTTTTCGGAAAAATCTTGAAGAACCTCAGTACATTCTTCAATACTGAGGTTCGAATAAATTTTACGACCTTTATAAAGGATATTGTAAAATTTTGTAGTCATCAGATAATACGAGTTTTTTCGTGTCCAACGCGAATTCGAGGATCGCACCAAATCTTAAATCCTTTCTCAATAGCGTCAAGACAGAACGAAACGTCTTCACCACACATATCTTGAACTTGCCCAGATTCAAAGACTTGCATCTTAGGAGCAAACCAAGGATATTCGAGATTTTCGAAGACTCCATTTTTAATCAGAACCCAACCAAATCCAGTGTAGTCAACAGTAAAAGGCTTACGACGCTTTGAGATTGATTCTACAGTCTCATGATTCATGACTCCACCATTCTTACGGAAGTCGTCTTCCTCTAACCAGTGAGCCACTGAGGTTGTGTGCCCGTCTTCAGTTGCATACCAACCAGCAGAAATAGGACGTTCCTCACCTTCTGCAGGAAATGCAAGGTCACAAAGTTGCCAGAATTTTTCTGAGTTAAAAACAATGTCATTATCAATCCATAGTTGATAATCATATTGTAGTTTTCCATCCCAGGGAACTTGGTTTGGACCTCGGAGAACATTTGCGCCGAGAACTTTACACCTTGCAAAATTAACCATAGATGAGTAATCCTGAGAAATCTGGATACTCATTTCATTCTTTACTAGATCAAAGCATAGTTGTACGAATGACTTGAGGAATGTATAAGAACAACCTCTTCCAGGAAGACAAAAAACAATTGACTTCCCTCGCATTCTTTCTCTAATAGCATCATAATCCCACTCTTCAGTCTTGGTCTTAGGTGCTACCGTTTTAACAGTGAATCCTTTTGCCATAAGTTTTAGTAACCTTCAAAATCAATTTTATCGTCTTATTTAGTGTTTGTCAATCTAAGAGGCCCCTCAAAAAGAAGAAGCGTTTATTATTTCTTTGTTAATTGCAAGTTCTTCATATTGTAGATCTTCTTTCTTAAATTTTACGTCAAGAACCTCAATCATTCTGTGCATCATTTCCCAGGTCTCCTCAAATTTGTTCTTTGGGAGATTGTGATATATGCACTTACCCTTTGCATATATGTGATATACTTTATCCATCTGAATAATATTTGAACGGCTTTCGCGTCGGTCCCATTATATATTCACTCACGGGATAGAAGTATTTTTACGGTTTCCTTTACACACAGCAAAATATACTCGAATTGCTCTCCGAGGGTCGTTTTATAATCGGAAATTTTTTTATCAGAAAATGGTTTATTCTCCACTTTTACCCTCCGGAAATTTTTTTAAGTATAATAACACTCTCGCTTTTTGTCACCTCTGTAGGTTAGGGTAGTTAACAATTTTTATAACGGGGGGCACGGCGGGGCGGGGGCGGCGGACCGCGCCCCATACAACTGCCCATCACGAACATGCCACTAACGAAGATCAGACCCCACGCCGCTCTAAGGCAGCGGAGCGGCGATCTGCGGCATACTGTGCTTTGGCACGGGCAACCACAGAATCAAGATCGCGAACCATCTCCTTACCGATTCCACAAACGCGGGTCAGGGTCACACCCTTACCAGCACCCGCAACGGTGTCGCCAGTGGATCCGAAATCACCACCGCGAACGTTACCGATCGCTGCCCCTCTACCATGCTGCGATTGACGCTGCCAGGTCTCACCCTTGCGAGCGTGGCGAGTGGGCAGGCGGCGGTAGGAAATTTCACCACGGCAGTCTGCCAGCAGGAGGTCAAGGCGGTTGGCGGTTTGAGCGTTGATCATGGGATCGGTTGGCGACTTGTGAATTGTAGCACGAAACGGGGTCACCCCCGCCCTGCGTGTGCCTCAGAGTACTGGGCGGCGATGACGGTAGCGGGCACTCCCCAGTGAACGTAGGAGGAAGGGCGGGAACCGTTCTTCAGTTGATCGGCGCGGGAGATCCATTTGATCTGGCGGGTCTGGAGGTCAGAGCACATGGCGAGAGGGAAGCGCATTGGTCGTCTGTCGGTTGCTTGAGAATTCTACAGGGTCAGGGGGGCAGGGGTCAATACCCCAACCACACCAGGAACTCACCAGCGTCAACCCCGCCGAAGTCAGAGGTCGTGCCATAGTCGGTGCGGAAGTCATCCCACAGACCGTGCTGTTTGGCAGCGTGTGCCGCTTCGATCCAATAGATGGTGCCATTCTCAGGGTTGGTGATTTCAGCGATCAGGTCGGGGAAGGTCATCGGTTGCCTTGCGGTTGACTCTGTAATTCTACAGGGTCAGGAGCGCGATCCACAGGCGGCGGGGGACACTTGGCAAATTGTCTCTGCCTGCTTCTCTTGATATGAATTAATTGTGGCAGTGGCAGACTGTACAAAAGTGGAGGCAATTGCAATGCAGAAGATTGCAAACATTGAAGGGAGAATTGCTCGCATTGTACTTATAAAATTAATGTCAGATCAGAATTGAATCGCGGTCAAAGTAGGGGCACTGATTGAAGCATAATGTGCGGCACAATCGTTGATGTTCTCCTGTTCAATGTCGCTGGTGATAGTTTCCAGAATCTGGAGAATGTCGGATCCGTTGTTACCTTGACGCAGAAGGGAAAGAGCCAGTTCGCGGGACATTTGATCAAAAAAAGTTAATGTTTGGCGGAGTCTTTTTTGGGGCTCTGTCCGCATCCAACCCTTACCAGGCACCAGAGCGGCGACAGGGGTGGAATAGGAGAACAGAACCTCAGTGCCATCCGCGAGGGAGACTTGAGTTTTGTTGCTGCCGATGGCGGAGACTTTCATGGCGGGTTGCCTGAACTGAGATCAGTATAAAGGGTCAGGGTGGGGGATCGGTGTCCCCCTTGTGCCAGTGCCTCAGTCGGCATAAAGGGAGTTGAAATCCTCCACAAACTCCAGCGCCTCATCACCCGTCATGCGGGAGATCATTTCACGGGCGATCGTTTCCCAGGAGTAGTGATCCGCCAGATCACAGATCGCCTCACGGGCATCGGAAGCGTAGCGGTGAGCGGCGGTGATCTGAGCGTAGGTCATTTCCAGGCGGGACATGGTAGATCGGTTGAACTGAGATCAGTATAAAGGGTCAGCGGTGCCCCCATATGGGTCTGGTGGACAGTGCCTCAGTTGGCACACTGGAAACGTCCGCTGTTGAAATTATGATAGGAGAACACCTCACGATTCACGAGTTTGAACATACCAAACTCATTGGTCATTACATAACCCTCAGCGTCAATACGATTGCCGTTCACATAAGCAGCAGGACCATAATTGCGACACAAGTATACACAATCATCTTTGATAGACTTAACCAATGCCCACAAGCGAATCAGGTTAGGATCACAATCAAAGTCCTCAGCAGCAACCTGTTCGCCAGCACGAATGCAGGCGTTGATTTGTTGTTTGATCTTTGCTGCTTCCTTATCAGAAACAAACTCACAAGCGGTAGACATTTGGCGGGCAAAGTCCACAACTTCTTTCACATCAGCAAACGATTCTTGATTGTAAAGAATGTATGCTTCAGGTTTCACAAACTTAACAGTTTCAGTATCATTCCAGATCGCACGGTCAGGCATTGCAACTGCTTCGCGCAGATCATTCTCTGCAAAGTAGCAAGTGTGAGGGGCAATGATAATCTGCTGAGAAACTACCTCAGAAAACTTGTAAGTAATCGTGTTGGGAGTATACTCATCGCTACCGCCAAAACCAATAAAATCACCTTGGTAGACAGTATTGGTGCGAGGAAGATAATCAAAGCAAGCATGAAGAATAGACGCAACCTCACCTTGATAGTGTTGATCAATTTCTTCATGAGAGTGAGCAATGCGAATCTTTTTCTTGTTAAAGACTGCTTTCGTTCCTACAAAGAACTCACCGTTTGCAGGATCAATTCCCCACACAATTGCGGGAGCACCATCAATCTTAACGCTCAAAGTGCCAGGGGCAATGAACCAATCAAGACACGAAAGATCACCAGTGAGAATGGTATCTTCGGGGTGTTCGAGGTGTGTGTTTTTCATGCTCTTAGTATGGCAGAGAATTGAGCGGATCGCAAGAGGGCGTGTGCCAGTTCTCAGAGTGCCCCATTCTCATCAAGAATTCCCCACTGAATGGTTCCCTGATACATGCCAATGTAACGGTTTCCAATACTCAAACCAACGATTTCATCTTCACTATCACCAATCAGATTGACACTGAAATAGAAATAGTTGCTGATAGAATCGGGGGTGCGGAATTTCATAACCTGAATTTTCTCCCAAAGAATAGTAGCAATTGCAGCAACGAATGCTGCGGCAGTGATTACAAAACTCTTCATATCTTGATAGAGTTTCTGATAATCAACCTCCTGCAGTTTCACGAACAGATCATCAGCAGGCGGGAAAGATTTGGTCAGTTCCATTGTGAAGAAAAGGTGAAAGAATCAGTTCAGGAAGGTTGCGGGATTGCCATAATCGGCAATGTGATGACCATTCAAACGAATCTCAGCGTAACCGAATTCCTCTGCCAAATCATAACAGAGATCGTATGCCTGACCCTCATCACTCACAGACTGCGACTCATAAGGGGCAGAGGGGACGATAACTTCGTAACGCATGAGGTTTGTTTGAACTGAAGTCAGTATAGGGGGTCAGCGGTGCCCTTGTGGGGTTTTGGTGGACAGTTCAGGGATTGGACCGCCGCGGCCACTCAGTTTGTGTCACTTAACCACGATACGGTTCAATTCTTCAAGTGTGCTCACATTCCAGTTGGCAATGTCACCATGGGGAGCATACAGTTTGCTATACCATTCCCCATACAATTCAGGATTAATGAGTTGCACCTTCTCTAGAGTTTCTGCAATCTCAACATTCAAATTGTGTTGGAAATTAGTCATCAACCCTCCAGCAGTTCGGGGTAGTATTCTTCACACTCGGTGATCAATTCTTCATCAGAATACTTAGCATAACCCTCATCCAGATAATCATAACAAAGCTGCGTCATTGTCTTGAGATCCATGTCATCCAACATCTGCTGAATGAGTTGATCTTGGAGTTCAGAACGGTTCATGTTAGTGTCAGTTGCCATTGATGATGTTCCAGAATTGTTTAGAGTTTGCCCCAGGAATGTGGGGAAGTTTCTTCTCCCAGTATCCTGTGATGTGACGATACCAAACTTTCAGGATGTTCATGATTCAGTAATCGTATTCGCCGTTAATGTAATCCGTGAGGTTAAAATCTTCTTCTTTCAGTTCAGGAATGTCCAGATCGAAGATCTCACCAGGCATGTCTTGAATCTCTTGCCACATTTCATCAAACATTGGTGTCTCCCTCAGGAACAAACGTAGTATGGCACCGATCAGGGCACGAATCAACCGATGGTGGACAGTACGGGAACTGGCTCACGAACCCTCTGGCTGCCGCCCAGGAGGCGCTAGAATGGGGTCACAAGCGAATGAGGGGTGAGGTAGCCCTGCGGACGACAATTATCGACACTGAAGCAGCTTTGAAATATTAATTGCAAAGTATAAAAAAAGGGAGGCATTGTGCCCCCCCATTTGATTCAGTGATCGCGGAAGATATGCATCGAACGATAAGAAGTTCCATCGTTACATGCAGTGAAATCATAACGCAACGAAGTCTCCCAAGTTGCTTCCCAATCCACTACAATTCCAGAAGGGATATCATAACCCATATCATCATAGAAAGATTCAGCAAACTCTCCTCGTAATAGTTACAGAAGTCGTCCTCATTGTAGGTATCAATGAACTCCAACATGTCATCCAGAGCGTAGTTATCTTCCAGACGCTCTTCAATGAACTCTACAGTTTGAACATTCAGAGTTTCTTTGTAGTTAGCGGTCAGGGTGATCGACATGATGAAAAGAATTAGTTTGGGTTGGGGTGCTGATCTCCCCTACAGCATGTGAAGGATCTTACCTAGGACCTTTCCGATATCGGTGGTTTCGCTAGGAGGGTTCGCTTCTGAAAGTAGTATGGCAGCAGTGGGGGGAGAAATCAATCCCCCTTGTGCCACTTGTCAGACCGTCACACGTCCTTCCATTTCACGCAATTGATTCATGATATCAAATAGTTCCATTTCGTCCATATCAGCACTCTCCATATCTACGGGTGCAAATTCATTCAAATTCACGCTACCGTCAGAATAGATTGGAGCATAGAACAGTTCGTTACTATCTTCCTGCGACAGGGTGAATACACAACCGTAGTTGGTGGCAGTGAGAAGAATCATGGGGCAATCCCTGACGACTTGAGTATCATTGCACCCAGCTGCCCCCTGTGGGCGATTTAGTGGACACTTGAACTAGTGGCACAATGATACTTGATATTGGCAATCGGTGCGCTATGATCGAGAATCGATAGGATTAATGTAGATTAATCAGAATATTGGGAGGAGAATATAATTCTCCTAGCATGAAGAAATATTAATATTGGGATAGAGTTACCAAATACGGTCTAGACTCAGATCTTCAATATATGCCTTCACACGCTCATCGCCACCCAATTCAAACAGTTTTTCCCAATCAATATCGCGTGGGTTAAAGTCTTGAAACACGTCTAGTTCTAGAGTAATACGATACTTGTTTTTCTGTGCGTAAACCATAGGATCTAGGTGAAGTAACTATGTACATGTTACATGAATCTAGAAGGAATGTCAAGTGCATGGTGTATATATGAATCTCGATATGAATCTAGTTGTATATGTGTGAATCTCGATATGTTGATATAATGATATGAATCTAGTTGTATAATGCGAATCTAGATGGGCAATCTAGTTGTATGATGCGAATCTAGTTGAGTCTAGTTGTGAATCTAGTTGTGAATCTCGAAGGATATATGCGAATCTAGTTGTATAATGATATAACGTTATTGTTATATGATATCATGAATCTAGTTTTATATGTGCCCGCCTCCGTGTATTTTTGTTTCGGGGGCGCTTGACATTTTTTCGGAGTTGTGATACAATGCACGCTAAGATCACAAGACTCTGAGGCATTTATAAGACATTTATAAGGCATTAATAAGTTTATAAGACATTAAAGAACTCAGAGACTCTCTAACAATATAACGATAACATTATAAGAGATAAATCACACAAACATATTTAAAAATACATTTATTAATTAATTTAATTGTTTTTTACCATAAAATAAGCATTTTTAGTCATAATTGTTCAATAGTATATTCTTTCCATTCTTTAATCTTACAATCATTCAATAGGAATTGCATCTTATTATAAGGTGCTCTTGGTTTGCGAATTAACCTCATATTGGTTTGTTCTAATAGAGTATTACCTTTCTTTGTATTACAAGAACTACATGCTACTACAAGATTTTCCCATGTATCTTCTCCACCTCTACATTTAGGAATAACATGATCAATTGTCAATCGTTGTGTAGATTCGCAATATTGACAAGTATGATTATCTCTCTTGTAGATCATTGATCTTGATGGTTTGTTCATAACAATCTTAGAAAATGGTACTTTCACATAACTTAAAAGGCGTATGACTCTATTCGATAATATCTGTGCCTTTTCTTTTAAGAGAAGAACTATTGCTCTTTTCCAACTGGTTATGTTTAATGGTTCATAGGAAGAGTTTAATACCAAGATACTGGTATTTGGTTGTATCGTTATACCATTCATGACTCACACTCATTTAATCTCTTTGTCTCCAATCGTCGGGTTTGTCGCCTGTGAAGAAATCAATTATATCGTCTGCACTATTGAAATTTGTTCTATGATTTGAGGGATCGGGATCACCTAAATCTAATGCATTCATGAAGTCGTCCAAACTCCCTTCTTGCATATTTGGATTAGCAGCACGTCTTCTTGCTTGTCTTAGAATAGTTGCAGCAGAACGATTTGATTTTGCTAACTTCTCTGCCCATATCATATCCTCTAAACTTACTTCTTCATGCATTGCGATTTTATCACAGATTGCCTCAAGGCGAAGGCGATATTGCGTAGAGAGCATGTGTGTTATTCAAATAATGTTTATTTATTTCTTAATTCTATCTCTTGCTGCAACTCTTTGGCAAGTTTATATGCGCGTCTCCACATGATATACTTTACAATTGGATTGGCAGGATTATGTAATATCCACCACTTTGTCTTTTCATATTGTACTCTTGCAAGTTGAGTGAGCATATAAAATCCTCTTGCAACTGATTGATCGGTAAGAATCAAATATGCAATACAAAAGAATATAATAAAGTATATGTAATTTGTGCTCATTTTCTTAGTGTTTTCAGATATTCTAAGACAGTATCCCGTACTGCCATAAGTTCATTATAACACTCTTGATTATGAGCACATTGTCTCAATTCAGAATCTGGTTTATGTACTGATTCGACAAACAAATCAAGTCCACGATTCCATTTAGTTTCTTGAGATTCATTTTCCATCTTGTTTAATTGTAACGGGGCAGAAAGGAATAACTTTTCGGATTTCTTGGACTATTTCTGTTTTTTGAACTTCAGTTAATCCAACAACTCTTTGAATACGGTAAATGATATTCAAAGCTTGTGAACAGGTAATAATGGTTGATGCAGTGAGAACAACCATGTCTATTCTCTTATTCTATTACTATTTAATACAGTTTATGATATTTTAATGATTCAATCCCAACTTACATTTTGTACAAGGAAACCAGGCATTACATAGGTCCATGCACCAAGTTCTTGACTGCCACCAACTTTATACTCCCATTTGTACTCAAACTTATTGTGACTATCCCATGTCACATATCCTTGTTCTTTATCAAATCGTCCTTTGATTGTCAGAGCATGTTTATTGGAGAAAATATTACGAGTGCGAAGAGAACCGCCCTTTTCGCGAGTTTCAATCACAACACAAGTGTCAGGATAGGTTTGAATACCTGCCTCAAGAATACATGGAGTTTCATATCGAAATGGTCGATATGTAGTGACATTTTGACCATATGCTGGTACTGAAAAAAGAAGTGCAGCAAACAACAATAGTTTTTTCATGATCATTTCATTCAATACATTTCATTTACTTTTCCAGGTTATCCAAATATTCGGAAATAACCTTAATGAAGTCTTCTTTGGTGAAGGTGTTAAGAATACTTTCCCTAGGATCATTTTCATCCCAGGTGATAGTGAGAGATCCGTCTTGTTCTTCATTTACTTCAATCGTCATAATTACTGTCCCATGGTGCTTTACGTTCTAAAACTCTTTTGACCCTTTCCATTACCTCTGGGTCTGGTGGTTGATTCAACCTATCAACAAGAGCGTCAAAGTTTTCTTTTGATAGAATAATCTTTTCAGGTTTTGCACCTTTACCCCAGAACTTTTCAAACTCCCATTTGTAGTTCATATCCAACCATCCAGCATTTAGAGAACTCCAAAACTCTCCCCATACATGATAGTCATCAAAGCGAAAACCTTCATGACCAATCAACCGATACCACCACCAGAATGGAGTATAACGGAAAAACTTATTTGAGATAATCAGTTTATGAATATTCATTTATCTTTAATTACACAAGAACTTCCAGTACAGTTTAATTCGCCAGAAGTTCCAGATACTGTAGAAGTATGTTGTTCAGTTTTATCTGGTTTGATATTTGAGTAGACCATACCAGCAAGACAAACACCAATAAGAGAGAAAAAGATAACGTTGCAAAGTTTCATTGTGCTAACCTCAGTTTACGTTCTTTTGAAGAAATGTGCCCGTAAAATATATCATCATAAGGATAAATGTAATCGTCATACCACCCAGAACAAAGTGCTTCCCAGAAGTCACAATAGTCTCCAGAAACATAACAATCCCAGGCATACCAGAAGTCATGAAATCCGTCAATGAAGAGTTCCAATTTTGTTGGTTCTTTGAAGTTCATGGTGTTTCATTACTCCAATAGTATCTCAGTCTATCACTATCAGCAGAAATATTCAAGTGGTAGATCTTGTCGTCTTGTGTGTAAATTCCAACCCACAGACTGCGTTCATTCATACTTTCCAAGTGAAACAACTTCACCTCTTCCAGTACGATTTCATCAGGGTTTTCAATAAATCTACTCATTTTGCCTCCCAGAACCTACCATCAGAACCACAAGAATAATCAAGTGATTCCCAACATTTAGCACGGAGCATGTCACAGAACCTGCTCTCATTACCAGTTACAAGATTTGTAGAAGTATTTGGGGAAGTGCAAGTATCGTGTCGGTGTCCCATTCCAAATAAATGAGAGACCCAATCCCGACGATAATACTTACAATCTTTACAAAGTTTCATTGGTATGGGTTTTTAAGGTTGTCTAGGATAGCATCAAAGAAAGCAATGCGATCCTTGTCGTATTCTACATCAACACCATGAGAATTGCAAAAATCTACAATGTTCTTTTCAGTTTTAGTTGGAGAATAGATGTTGCGGAACCTCGCATAAGTGATATGATCCCTGAACTCTTGCTTCATGGTCTCAAAGAGTTGGAATAGTTCTTGTTGTGTAAGTTCTACTTCACGATCAGTTGATTGATGTCCAGTAAATTTGATGTTCATGATAGGTTAAAGTGTAAATGAGTTTTCCATGTACCAATGGTTTTCTTTTGTAACATATCAGCAATCACATGGGGAATAAACCTTGTATATTTGTCCAGAAACTCTCGCTCTGTAAGTTCATCACACCCGCGTAGATAATAATCATTATTAACAAAGTTTGCAAATTTTGCGAACTCATAATCTCTTTCTCCATCAAGATTATAACGACAGATTTGCAACCACACAGATCTACCTTCACCAGTCGCAAAGTAATCAATCACAAAGAAACGATAGAATGGTTTATCCATTATTTTCCTCCTTCAGTTTTCTCACTCGTTCAAGAAACTCATTACCTTGTTCATACAATCGTGTAATCAAATCCTTAATATCTTCAATATCAATCACATTATACTCAACATTCATATTCTCACAACGGAGGGCATCAATCATACATTCAAGTGTCATTGCCTGCATATGTTCTGGGGTGATTGGTGTACCGTGAGGAAGACCAGAACATTCTTCATTATAGAAGTGATTATATCGTCTCAGGACAGTATCAGCACGTTCTCTACTTTCCCATTCTTCCTTCTCAATCTCAGCAAGTTTCAGCATAGCATCACCGTGCTTCTCATAGAGTTCATCAAGGGCAGCAAGTGCCTTATTTTCTGCCTCTCTTCGTGCTGCCTCTTCTAACATCTCTTCGTGCGTAAGATTTTCAAGAACAAGGTCTTTTGCAGAATCTTCCATTTTTTTCATATCCTGTTTGTAGATAAGTTCTTTCAACCTCTGTTTGCCGTATTCAGTGAGTTCGTGTTTTTTGTTGCGGAGTTCTTCTACTTCTTCTTGTGTGAGACTAACCCACGGCATGTCTTCATTCATAATACTCTTTCCTCACACATTCTATTTCAAGGTCTTCTACCCTGTCTTGCAAGTCCATAATAAGTTGAAGGATTTTCATAGTATCCAGATTACCATTTTCATCAGCAACAAGAGAAAGATATGATTGTTTTATAATCTCTTGCTGTTCTTCAAATGGTTTGAGATACCATTCCTTTCTTTGTTTTTGAGTATATTTGTCCCAACCTAATGGATTGTATCTCATCGTAGCATCCCCTTAATTTTTTCAAGACAAGATTGTTCTTTCGGCAACCAATCTTCTACCAAATCTACAACATCATTACAAGCATCAAAATCATAACCAAGTTCATCTACCAATCTATTAAAAAGTTTTTGTGCTTCGTATTTTTTCACCAACCTATTCACAACCTCATCCATAGGTTTTGGATTATCTTTCTCATCCCATTCTACTTCATCATAATGTTCAGGTTCATCAACCACTCCATCCTCCTTTGCTGCATTCCAACCATACCGAAAGATATTCCAGGATTGAATATCAAATTTAGTTGCATCTGAACCAGTTTCAGGATACTTGCCGAAAACTTCTTTATATGCTTCTTCTACTGGTGTCTTTGGTTCTTCTACTCTCTTATACTTCACACCCATAATGGTTGCGTAGTCTCCTTCTATAAGAACTTTTGAGATGTCGGTTTCAGTCATCGGTCTTCATTATAAAATACAAATCCTGTTGCTGTTTTTTCACAGTAGTAATAATACTCTTGGAATACACCATTCATAAAATCTTCAAGTGTTTCCAGTTCATCACTACCAGTTGAATGATAACAGTCTAACACAAAATCCTCATACTCACCAACAAAACCACAGAAACGGTCAGGAAACTTTGAAATACTTTTATCTGGGAAGAGTTCATAGTAAGTATCTAATACTTCCTGCCCATATTCTTCTAGGATTTCTTCAAACGTCATAAGGTTGCTGTGGGTCTTTTTTCCAAATTTCTTTGTAGATAATCCAAGGTTCTTCTTGGTGGGTCATTTGAGCAGTCCAGTGGTATCCATTCTCATCAACAGCATCAAGATAATGAATGCGTGTCTT